CACAGAATCGCATCCTCGTAAGCCTCAGGGCATGTTTGTTTTGGCACAGTACTTGCATGTAATACTTTACTTTACCATGGTAGTTTGCTATGCAATAACTGTGCCTACTACGTTTGGCACAGTACTTGCATGTAATACTTTACTTTACCATGGTAGTTTGCTATGCAATAACTGTGCCAACTACGTTTGGCATAGTACTTGCATGTAAGTCATACTATATGAGGTAAGTACCTCGTGTTATTACTACCATGTTATACCGTCGTGTTATTTATAGGTGTCAATATATTGACGTTAATGTTGGCACAGTTATTGCATAGGCTCTACATTTATACGAGTGCGTCATATGACGCGGGGGGTGGGGTGTGTCCTATATTATGGATATAATATAGGACACTGTCCCCCTTACACAAAAATCCCCATTTTCCAATGACCTATAGCGCCTACGCGGCTAGGTCAAAGGGATTAAGGGATATGAGGATTAAGGGATATGAGGATTAAGGGATATGAGGATTAAGGGATATGAGGATTAAGTACCTAGAGTCTAGAGTCTAGAGTCTAGAGTCTAATGTATACCGCCTAAAAGTAATGGTTAGGGTCTGATTTAAGTGGTGGGATCGGATAGATGGGCGGTAAAGCTTGGATAGACTGTAAATAAATCAAAATTAGCATCTATCTCTATATCTTCTAGAAGCTTACTCCAACCATCTGTTTTCAAATGATCTAAATCTAAAACATGTGTTAGTAACCTGAAAGCGAAACCTATGGTATTTTCATTTATGAACGTAGTAATTACTGAGGTATCAGGAAAGAGTTCTTTCCTGATATGACCGCATATATGAAGGTTAAATTCTGATATAGTCATGTCCCCATATTTAGAGTTTACGGTTGTTAATCTCTCATTAGGATGAGTTATAAATGGGCTGTTTTCTTCTAGCATTTCTTTCTCCTTTTAGAATTTTTCTTACTTCTATTTTGTTGTTCTTCTAGTAATTCTTCATACCCTACTAAATCTATAGATACACCTTTACTAGATAAGATATTGGTGATTAGACTGAGAGGGAATCCGTAGGTATCATATAGTTTAAAAGGCTAGGTCTCCTCTTAGTTTTGTTGGATTTCCTAATTTCTTTAAGAGTTTGTCTATATGGTTGACTCCAAACCATACTAGATGTTTCATAAACTTTTCTTCTTCTGTGTAGATAGTGTTTGAAATGAAAGTGATCCTACTTTTTAAAGTTGGATAAGCACTTTGCATTTGTGTGACTACTATATCACTTAGAACGAAAAGTAGTGGGGTTTTGATACCCAGTAAGTATAAATGGATAGTAGCTCGTCTTATTATTTTTCTCCTAGTTTTATTAATCTTTTTTCTGAGATATTTTCCTGAGATTTCCATATATCATAAGATTCTATGTCATCCTCAAATACTGTAATGTAAAGTTTATCCTTTGGGAGATTTAATTCGTTTACAAGGAAATCCCAAGCGTAGCCTATAGCTACTTTTTAGAATAATCACCAAAAGAGAAATTCCCTAACATTTCAAAGAAGGTATGATGTCTAGCAGTTCGTCCTACGTTTTCTAAATCATTATGTTTACCTCCTACTCTCATACATTTTTGGGAAGTCACTACTCTTTTATGCTTAGGTATTGCAGCACCATTTATGTAATCTTTGAATTGAACCATTCCTGCATTTGTGAACATGATAGAATCATCATTTATAGGAACTAGTGGGGAGCTCTTCTCTACTTTGTGTCCCCTATCCTCAAAATACTCTAAAAACTTCTGTCTAATTTCATTACTTTTCATTTCTTTGTTTCTCCTTTGTTTCTTTTTACTTTTAGAATTCTATACTTGAGCGGACAGAGAATAAATTAAAATTATCATCTATCTTTATATTAAATGGGAGTACAGTAGTAACTAATATCTTTAAATTATCTAAATCTAAGATATGTTTTATTAATCTGAAAGCGAACTCATTACCATACCTATTTAAAAAAGGGTTGTATGGTAAACTACTCCTAAGCTCCTGATATATTTGGTGTAATATATGAAAATGAATATCGTAAGCAGTCCTGTCCTTGTATACGTGTCTATATAAGGTCGGACTGACTGTTAATATTTGGTCTAATTTATCAATATCTGTATTCATTTCAATTTCTCCTTTGTTTCTCCTTTGTTTCTTATACTTTTACTTAATCAAAGTCAATTGGAAATAAGTCAAAATTATCATCTGTCTTTATATTAGCCTTTGTTAATAGTAGATGGGTTTGTTCACTCTTTCCGGTATATTATCGTACAATTGTTCTGGTAGTCTTTATTCCTCTCTATACCCTGGGAAATAGTAAATTCCTGATTGTTTTTTATCTAATACATACATTATGCGTAATACATCTTCATTAAAATCATCAAAATCATCAAATGAATACATTTCTTCAGAGTTATTAAGTCCTAAACACTTCACTAAAAGCAGAAAACCGTACAATAACTCATCAGCCCCTGAGTACATACTATCTATGTACTGCTTCTTAAGAAGCTCTAAGCTAATACTATCCAGAACTTCAAATTTTATATCATCAATATCCATTTACTTATCTCCTTATTCTAGATGAATGTGTGCCTAATATCACAACCAAAATTCGAGGGATGCTTAGTGTCGACTAAGAAAGGAGTCGCTATTGTTGTCCCATTTGAATATTGTGTGTACTTAATTTGGTTTCCTATAACTCTATCTTTTACTTCTATATTAGTCATCCTCAACAACATGTTAAAAGCAGAGAACACTATAGAAGAAGCAGTACTGCTATTGTCCCAATCATAATGGAAGCTATCATAACCAATACTCTCTATGAGTGTATGACTAACTGTCTTTCTAATTTCAATTATATTATCATATGTAATTATACCCATCTTTAACTCCTTTTAGTAAAACAAAATCGTAAAAATCATCCTCAAAATCTTCACCTACAGTAATGTACTTAGAGGTATACACTGGTGAGTACCTTTGTACTTCCTCCATAAACGGTTTTATATTAAGTAGATGATATAGTGTAGCTCTACTAAACCAAACACAACCAGTACCCCTATATGAAGATTTTGACTTATCACGTGACTTATAATATAACTCATCGTGTAACTCATGACCTATCTCATCATCTACCGAACTTACCATTCTCTCACTAATAGCTTCATAAGTCATTTTAGCGCTCCTCTTCCAAATTAAGTAAGTCCCTGAGCACGTTAAACGTACTATCAGGAAATCTATCTTTTAGATACTTAATATCATAATTCATTGTATGCCATCTTGGAGGTACCTCTATACTTAATAAAGTAGCCATAGTGGCATAAGAAAATAGCATGAATAGATACTCACTATGTGATGTGTCCAAATAATCCTTTCCACTAAAGCTCACCAGCTATTACCTCCATTATTCTACATACTGTCATATCATCCAACATATCTACTCCTCTTCGTCTTCTATATTCTGACCATAGCAACGGTAAATTGTTGTGAAAAGGCATCACCCAGTTATTACTAGTAATCCAAGGAGACTTACTAGCTTCTGCTATGTGAGCACACATAGGTCAAGTAATAGGCTGTAAGCCTCTTCTAGCGTTGTAGTATTATCCTAAAATGAACTTATATACCCAGTATCACCATAAATCGGGTGGTCTGGTTGATGTAAGTACTCTTCCTCTATACCCAACATAATAGCTGTATCTCTATATTTAGTTATTATGTACTTATCACTACATACATTAAACATAGATGCGATTATCCATACACTTACAAAGACAACTTCTGGTAAATCTATGCCCTCGTAAAACTCATTATCATGAGTACGATAATGCGCAGTAAGCTCATTAATATTATCATTATGTATTCTTCCTAATACTACCATATTAATTCTCCTTAGTATATTTCAAAGAAATGGGTTCTATATACTTCTTTGTCTAAATTTAATTCAGCTAATAGCTGAGCTTCGACCGCCCATGAACGGGTGAGTTCATTTAAATTTAGCAAGGGTAGTATTTCCACAAGCAACCTATTACTAAACGCAGCCACATTAGTCCCGTAGCCTGATACACCTACATTTCTGTCTTCTGCTACATGCATCTTATGTAGTTCTAATGTTACCCGCCAAAAAGCAGATATTGTCATTTAAAACCTCCATATTCTTGTTGGTAATTCTTTGAAAGCACTAGCGTAAATGCCATCTTTCTCATAGATTTTCATAACTTGGAAATAGTAGTGCTTAAATGAAGGAACATGTTCCTTCATTTTACCTATTCTTACACCACCCACTTTAATCAGAGCCTTGTGAATGGCTACTTTCCAATTATAGTAGACAAAATAGTCATGTTTTCTTTGTTTATTAGGTAATCGCTCTTTTAAGCCTTGTGGAATACCTATTCCAACTAGTAAACTAAATGGATTACACTCTGCGTGCTTCAGTGGTGATACCAGGAACTCTGGAACTGTTTTTAATAGTTCTACTGGATAAACCCATTTTTCTCCAGTATCTTTTGAAGCTTTTTCAACTAATTTTTGTATTTCATTGATTTTATTTATAACTATTTCTTGATTTAACTCATCTTGAGTTAATTTTCTACATTTCACAAGTACATTTGATAATTTTCCCATAATTTTCCCTTCTTATTAGCTTGTTACAGTGAATATGTTAGTATTTAGGTGGAAACCCAAATCCAGTAAAGCTCTTTCACTGCATTCATACTTTGATTCAACTTCTAAACCTAGAATAAATAATATCATCTCAAGAGAAGCATCTATGGTTATCACATCACTTATACTACAACCTAAATTATCAGCTACTTCATCAGCTACGTCATCCCATGTGTCATCTGGTATTATCATTTCATTACTCTCCTCTACGTTTTACTAACATGAGGCTTACGAGGATGCCCATATGGGCATCTTCTCGTTGCCATGTACATGTTAGTACTAGTTACCGTTCAATATCCCGCTATATTTAACCCTCGTAATTAGTAGTAATTACGACTTCTACTATACTAAGTTAAAATCATCTCTTAACATTCTAAATGATTTAACCCATGTGAAGACAATCGCTTCACAAATTTTGATAGAAGTATTAAACAGTAACTGACTTTCCTCCTCTGCACTGGGCTTCCAATAGAAAGCGGCTTTGTCCTCAGATGAATTCAGTTTAACTGAAATTCGTTTCATTTGGTCGTAACCTGCGTTAACTGTGTCAGTCTTGACCCTATTTAATAAATTCATCATCTTCCAATACTTCTTTGGTATTGGTGAGGGTGTTCGTGCTAACCCAGCGACTTCTCCTGATGTTATCATTGTTTTCTCCTTTTAAAAAAAATTAATAAAAATCACTTTTTAATAAAGCGTAAAAACATACTAACATAAATAAAAATTAAAGTCAAGTGTTATTTGCAAAATAAAATAAAATAAATTAATATAACTATTTTAAATAGTATTCAAAAATCATTATATATTAAAAATACTATATAAAGTGCTTGACATATAGGTAACTATCTGGTATTATATAGAGTATGTCTACTAAAAAGAAAGTAAGAAAAAGAAAATTAAAAAATTCAGGAAATAAACTCGACACAGCTTTACATAAACGAGCTTTTGAGTACTGGTACCAAGATGGTATTTCAGTAGATAATATTGCTAAGATACAAGGAATGCCTATTGCCTTGACTTTGGGTAAATGGAAACGTGGTGAGATTCAATGTAAATGCCACTATCATCGCTGGGATAAACTTAAAAAGGATATTAGTGATAACGCTGTAATGAAGCAAGCTGAGTTATCTATTAAAAATAGAGAAAAGAAAGCAGAGGAGTACGCTAAAGTTATAGAAATGTTATCTGGGGAAGAACGGGAATCAGCTTTCTTACTTAAAGGCTTGAAAAGGGTACTAAAAGACTCTTTAATGCAGTGGGTTAATAATGAACGGAGCCTGCCTATTAGGAATTTAAAGGAAGCTACTGAAATCTTAGCTACTTTAGTCAAAACTGAGAAGTTACTCAAAGGTGAGGCTACTGAAAATATTAGAACTACTATAACTTCAGCAATAGACACTCAACACAGAGAGCAGGACGAATTTAAAGAACAATTAACTATCATGACTAGATTAGTCAATGACCAGTTAAAACAAAAACAAGCTAAGGTGGTAGATATTGAATAAGACAGGTAATGTTGTAGTAACTTTCAAACATGGCACTCTGTATGGTCTCAATGACGAGAATGAAGACTTTCAGTACCTAGTATACTTTATGATAAGTGCTGGTGAAGGTCGTCTAGTTCTTGAAGAAGGTAATCGTTATAATCATTACGTAAACAAGATAAATGAGTTTGTGGCGACGTATAAGGATTTGCTATGTCTTTAACAGAAACTTTAAGTACTTTTGGGAACATTGAAGACCTCTCCATAGAAGAACTGCAACAACATCTTGCAGAACTTAAGGGGATGGAATATAAGTTTGGTAAGGATTCATGGTTTCGTAGATTAAACGCGAAAGCTCGTGAGGAAGATAAATACATACCTCACCCAGTGCAGGTAGCTATTCATTCTAGTAAAAAAAGATTTAGAGTAGTTGTGTGTGGAAGACGAACAGGTAAATCATTACTCGCTTCTTATGAAATCTCTTATAAAGCTTGTGAACCTAACCAAATTATATGGATAGTAGCCCCTACGTATGATCTTACAGATAAGATTTTTAGGGAAGTAGTTAAAATCTTTAAGATTATTCTTAGAGGTGAAGATGTGGCTAAATGTTCTACTAAAGAACGTCATATCATACTTAAAAATGGTACTCAGATAATCGGTAAATCAGCAGAGAACCCAGATTCACTTCTTGGTGAAGGTGTTGATTTTTTAGTATTTGATGAGGCTGCTAAAGTCAAAGAAGCTATATGGCAAAAGTATCTTAGACCTACTTTAACTGATAAAGAAGGTGATGCTCTCTTTTTAACTACTCCAGAAGGTAGAAACTGGATTTATAAACTGTTTATGCTCAGTAAAAGAGCACCAGAGAAGCATGTTGATTGGGCTAGTTTTCAGGCACCCTCTTCATCTAACCCTCACCTTTCTCCAGGAGATTTAGCTGAAGCTAAAGCCACACTATCGGCAGAAGTCTATGCGCAAGAGTACTTAGCTTCATTTCATGTGTACGAAGGTAGAGTTTACAAAGAGTTCACTCCTGAGACACATGTTATTAAGAAATTACCTAATAACATACGTCCAGAAGAATTTAATGAGAAATTCTTTTCTATAGACTTTGGTTTTGAGAATCCTTCAGTTATTTTGTGCATAGGCGTTGACGAGGATGGGCGTTATTACGTGTTTGATGAGTTTTACAAGCGTAAGCATACAAATACTGATTTACTGCGCGTATTAAACGATCTGAGGGCTAAATATGGCATTTTTAGTGGCTTTGCCGACCATAAACCTGAAGCAATACATTTATTTAATCAAAACGGCTTTAAAATTAAAAAAGCCCGTAAACATAACTATTCTATATCAGAAGGTATCAAAGCAGTAGCTCAAAAACTTGTAGTACGTAACCATAAACCTCATTTATACGTTATGGATAAATGTGTTAATGTTATCCGTGAATTTGAGTCGTACAGGTACGAGAAATCTACTACTAAAAATGTTAAAGAAGAGCCGCTGAAAATGGATGATCATGCTATGGATGCTATACGTTATGCTATTTATTCACGAGAAACTGGATTTACACCATCATCAGGAGGTAGATTTTGGTAGAAGAAAACAAGAAAATTATTTGCTGTTTAGATTGTGGTCATGGTTCTTACCTAGAGCGTAAGGATGGCTCTGTGCCACTATTCTGCGTACTTATTAATCAGGAAGTTATGGATATTTGTGAATACTTCACTCCCAGAAAGAAGAAAAGTAAGAATAAAATAAAGTAATACAGAATAAACTGCTTGACATCACTAGTATTATCGGGTATAATATATTCAATTATATCTATATGTACATATATAGATGTATTCTTAAATAGGAGTTTTAATGGCTATATCGTTAGACAGGGCAAAAGAGTTAGGTACTATTGCTCAGGAACACGCTGAGTACACAGCTAATATAGATACATGGACAATGCTTCATGATAGTTATCATGGCACTGGTGGTTTTGAAGATGGTACGTATTTAGACAAATATGAGAAAGAAGATGAAGCTAAATACATATCCAGAAAAAAGCTGTCGTACTACCCTAACTATACAGCAGCTATAGTTGATACTTACGTGGGGCATATCTACAAAAAATCACCAGATAGAAGAACAATAAATGATATACTAGACAGTTTCCACAGGTCAACAAATCTTAGAGGCGATGCTTCTATAGATGTGCTTATGAGTCAAGCTTTTATTACAGCTATTGTTATAGGACACTGTTTTGTTGTAGTTGACACACCTAATGTAGAAGTTACTACAAAATTAGAAGAGCGTCTAGCTAATAAGAAAGCTTATGCTTACGTGGTACACCCTAAAAATGTATTAGATTGGGCTATTGACGAGTATGGTATATTACAATGGATAAAAATTAAAGAAACAGCTCTAACTAACACTGAAGATGTTTTTGAAGAGCATGAAGAACGTACTAGGTACAAAATATGGACAATAGATGAGTGGTCACTCATTGAAGAGGATGAAGGTGACTTAACTGTTATTGATAGTGGTTCTCATGGCTTAGGTAAAGTACCCGTGGTTCCTGTACATTACAAGAAAGCTGATGGGCATACAATTTTAGGTATTTCAGGCATTAAGGACGTTTCATCCTTAAGTAAAAGATTATTTAACCTCCTTTCTGAATTAGATGATTTACTTAGACAACAGACATTTGCTATATTAACATTTCCAGGTGATCCAGGAGAGATTAGATTAGATACTGATTTAGCTGTTACTTTTGATCCCGAAAGTAAACATGCTCCAGCATTCATAGCTCCTCCATCATCAACTACTGATTCTTACGAAAAACGTATTAAACAAACAGTAGAAGAAATTTATAGATTAGCAAAATTAAACCATACAGGTATAGAGAACCATAACGCTGTTAAAAGTGGGGCTTCTCTTCAAATAGAATTTGAGAAAACTGAAGCTATGCTTCAGAAAGTAGCAATTAACTTAACTAATGCAGAGTACTTTATTCATGAGTTAGTTTTATTGTGGAATGGAGTCAGTGTTGATAATATTAAAACAGAAGTTACTATTGAATACCCAGACCAGTTTGGGTTAGTAGATGTTGGTGCAGTACTTGAGCAAGCTTATAATACAATAGCTATTCAAGTTCCTTCAGATACATTTAGGAAACATTACTACAGAAAGATGTCTAATTTACTATTACCAGAGATTGATAATAATATTAAACGTATAATAGAGTCTGAGATAGAAGCCTCAGAAGAAGTTGTAAATGAAGTTCAAACAGATGAAAAACCAATTGACGGTTCTACGTTTATAGGTACTAATGCTAGTTTAGATAGTGCTACGACTCCAGAACCAGATACAAGTAGTGAAACTAATGAGGAGGTTTAATGGATGAAAAGTTAACGTAGTAAAGACAACATAGTGAGATTTATAAATTTTATTAATTCAGTTTAAAGAAAAGGATGGTTAAAAGAGAATATGTCAGAACAGGATATTCAGAGTACAGAAAGTACTCCAGAAGCAAGCACAGAGGGTGCAGAAACTACATCAACTCAAATAGTTAATGTGGATGAGCTCAAGCAACAGTACGAGACTCAGATTAGGGATTTGCAATCTAAACTACAGAGTACTACTCAGGAAACAATGAAACGAAAGAGTACCATTAGAGAGCAAGATGCTAAACTAGCTGACTTTGAAGCTAAAATTAATGATCTTACGAATTCATTGAATACGTTTACAAGTCAAGCGGAAGAAGTTGAAGAAGTAAAAGCAACTACTCAGAAGCAGTGGAATGAGAAGGTAGACAAAATTAACAATGAGTGGACTCAGAAGTTTAATGCCGCTAAGACTCATGCAGAGCAAGAAATTGCGGCTAAGTCTCAGTTACTTAAGGAATACTCAGATACAATCTACAATTTCAGAGTTAAGGATGCTGTTATTTCAGCGGCTAATTCGTGTGATGCCGTTAATGCAGACACAGTATATTCTATTTTAAAGGATAAGATTTCCATAGATGACGAAAATAGAGTTATTGTTTCTGATGATAACGGTAATCCAGTATTCATTAATGGAGAACTAGCTTCGGTTGGTGCTTACGTTACTGAATTCTTGGGTTCAGCAGCTAATAGTTATCTTGTAGCCTCAAAAATGGCTACGGGTAGTGGTAGTTCAGAAACAACTCCTACACCAGCAGTAAGTTCTACAGGACTTCCTGCCAACTTTAGCACTCTTCCATTCGATGAAAGATTAAAAATCCTTCAGAGTAAAGGTGCATAACAAAAAGGAGATAAAACAATGGCAACAGGTAATATTACCAAAACCACAGTTGATGCTTTTGTTCCTGAAATATGGAGTACATTAGTTCAACACGCAAGAAACACAAATCTACACTTCGGTAACTTAGTAGACCGAAGGTACGAGAAAGAAATCAAAGGTCGAGGTGATACAATTCGTATCCCAATCTTTGGTGCTGGAACCGTTAAGACAAAAGTCGATGGTACTCCAATCGTACTTACTACACAGACTGAGACAGTGGCTACAATCGTTATTGATAAGGATAAGTACACCGCCATCAATATCGAGGACTTAGCCGAGATTCAAACTGACATCAGCCTAGTGTCTGAGTATGCGGTTAGTCAGGGTGTCGCTCTAGCTAACCAGATCGACGTAGACCTTGCACTGTTACTTAACGACACTACAGTAACACAGAACGTCGGTACAGTAACATCAGGTGCGTATGTAGACATCACAGACAACACACTTTTAGCTGCTCGTAGGATTCTGAATGAAGCTAATGTGCCTATGACTGATAGATACATCGTCATTAGTCCTCAGCAGGAAGAAGCTATGCTGAAGATTGATAAGTTCATAGACGCTGACAAAGTAACATCAGCTAACTTACCAGTTCCTACGGGTTCTTTAGGTAAGATTTACGGTATGCCTGTCTACGTCTCAAATAACCTAGCGGATGTGGCAATCGTATCATCTGTATCATCAGCGTCACCAGTTGTTTATCCTCACAAAGCTTGTGGTATGTTCCACAAAGAAGCCTTTGCATTCGCTTCTCAGGTTGGAATCACAGCCGAAGCTAGTAGAGACCACAACAACTTCGCTGACATCCTGACTTTCAGAACTATCTATGGTACTGCCGTACTTAGAGCTGATCATGCAGTTCAGATGAGGACAACAACAGAAGCATAGATTAACCTACTATAAAACGGTCTACAAGACCGTTTTATATACAAACCTCCTACTTGGGGGTGTAAGAGATGCTGGTTTTCTAGCATCTCTTACATCTTTTTAAAAGTAGGAACAACCACAAGAATGGAGGAAGTATGTCAAGCAGACTTTTAACAGCAGAATATTTTGAAAAAAACCCTACTAAAAAGGATAGGTCAGTGATTTACCGTGAAGGAGACCAGCAAGTCGAAGCTTTCGGTGAGAAAGCCATTAAGAAGTATAAAAAGATGGGCTGGGTTACAGCATCATCAAGTGTTTCAGAGGAGATTGATACGTGGGCTCAGAACAAGGAATTAGACGAAGCGGAGAAGGCAATCGAAGAGAAACGTGCAAGATTAGAAGAAATGGATCGAGAATTGGTAGCGAGGCAGAAAGAATTAGATGCTTCATCATTGGAGGTGGATCATCTCTTAGTTCCTACAAGAACGAAGAAGAAGCCAGGTCGCCCGAAGAAAGCTCTATCAAATACAAGCTCGAAGAAGAGGTAACTTTTGGATGTAATCTTGCAGTTAGAGATTTTAACTGCACGTATATGGTTTACTATGACATCAATTTTTATGAACGTTTTAGTAAAGATATAGATGGATTTACAGGAGAAGGGGGTGTTTATGCCCCCTCAGCCTGTTTAGAACAAGAACATAATGATACTACAACATTTTTAAATAAAGTAGACATCCCTACAATGGACTTCAAAAATAAGGGATACTTTGCTTATAATAATTGTGGTACATTTGCAATCTCAATAGCAATCTCTCTGGGATTTAAAGATATTTATTTACTTGGGATGGATTGTAGATTTAGTGAAGATAAGACCAAAACACATTATCATAACTATTATGATAACGCTGGTAAAAAAGAACATATGTTAGATCATATGATAGATGGTTTTAGAGGATGGGGAAGATATGTACGAGATAATGATGCAGATGTTCATTTGTACAACTGCTCTCCAATTTCTATTATTGACCCTTTGGAAGTGTATGGTTATAAAAATATTAATGTAAAGGACATATTATAAATGTATGATGAAGTATTAGCATTAAAAGAAGAGAAGAAGTACAGTGACATTTACAAAACACCTGCCTATAGGGTATTTTCACCCGCTTTACATATAATAAAGCAAGTAGCTGGGTTAGCTAAGAGAATCAGAGCTAAGACAGTGCTAGACGCAGGATATGGTACAGGTAGGTCATTGGTACACATGTTACGTGAAGGTTTTGATGTAACTGGTATTGATATAGCTACTGGAATAGCTGATGCGGATATTGAAGAGAATTTTGGTGATAGATTAGTGCAGGGTACTCTTTGGGAGTTACCCTTTAAAGAAGGAACAGTATTTGATTTTATTTACTCAGTAGATGTGTTAGAGCATATTCCACCTGAGAAAGTTAATAAGGTACTGTCAGAGTTATGTAAGGTATGTACAGGTGGGGTTTATTTAGAGATAGCTCTATTTAAAGATAATTTTAAAGGTGGGGATGACCCACTACATCTTAGTTTATTTTCAATAGAAGAATGGAAGGAACGTATTAATAAGTACTTCAAGATAGTTCATGACAAAGGTTCTACTAATAAGTATATTTGTTTTGCAACTCCAAAGGAAAAGTAATGGCAATTGATTTTAAAGTCGAAGTTACAACTAGCTCTATAGATTCTACATCTAAAATGATGAAGAAGATGAATGTAGCTATAAGTAGAGCATTACTTAAAGGTGTTAGAAGTGCAGAGTTGTTTGCTAAGCGAACAACTGCTTTCAAGAACGATACAGGTGACTTAAAGGGAAACAGGATTACTTCATCACCTAGAACTATTGGTAAAAAAGATGAAATTGAAGCATGGGTAGGTATTATTAGAAATACTTATAGGAATCAAGTCAATGTTAGGAAACGACCATTAGAATCATCAAAGAAAAAGAGAACGTGGGTGTCTGAGTTTTATGATAGAAAAGAAAGTTGGACTACTAGAGCCCCTTTATATGGTTTAGTACTAGAAGGTAGACATAGTTTTATGAAGAAAGCTGTTGATAGAGTAGACTTTGAACAATTAATAGCACAGGAATTACGGAAAGTTTTTAAATAGGAGATTGGAATGGCGTTAGTAAAAATTAGATCAAGATTAAAGGCACAAGACAGTCCACGAAGGATGTTCTCTGTGCAGGGCTATAAACATACCAAAGAATGGAGAGAGTACACGGTCACTAAAAGAGACTTTTTAGCTTTAAAGAAGTCAACTGTAGTTGAAGTAGAAAAAGTGGAAGCTCCAGTTAAAATTAAGCCTGTTTTAACAAAACCTAAGAAGGTGAAGAAAGAGGTAAAAGATAATGGCTAATCCAGTCTACTTACGAAGAGCAGATATAGGGATTGAAACTCAGTTATTAGTTAAATTAACTAATCCTAATGATAAAACAGCGACTACTGTGAATCTTGATGTGTTAAAAAAGAAAATGCTTCAAGCTGAGAGTGTTATTAATGGTTATCTAGCTACTAGGTACACTATTCCTCTGACTTCTGATGTACAGACTGATTTTGTTCGGTATTTAGCAGCTGCTATCACAGAGTACTATTTATGGCTTTCAGCTAGGAAATCTGTTCCTGAAGATATAGATAGAGCCTATGTGGATGCTAAAGATATGTTAGAAAAGATAGCTAAGGGTTGGATGACTCTTGGGGCTACTACAGCTACTGAGGATGATGCTCTAACTACTAGTACAACTAAGATATACCGAGGAAGTGAGGCAGACTAATGGCTTTTAGATTTGAAACACTTATAAATGAGATACATCGTCTCCTCTCTACAGATGCTAATATTCTAGCTGAGTTTGGTTCAGAGAGTATATATGAATGGCTTGATGTAGATGATGAAAATGAACTAAATGGAGTTATTTTTCCTTGTATTAATATCATTCCAGTTACTTCAGTTAGGGAAGCTAGGTACGCTCAACGCAGGAAAGATACTGTAGCTATTGACGTTGGTGTGTATTACGATTACGAACAGAGTTCTAAATGGGATATAATGAATGGTTTAGAGCTGATAGAAAATGTATTAGATACAGATGCTAATTCAACATTATCTCTAGTTGGTGAAAGATATATATTAACTGATAGTGATGTTGGTGCATTTAATATAGGTGGAACTAGACAACGTAACGCTATGTATAGATTTTTCTATAACTATAACGGAAATGTTTAATAATTTTTAAATAGAGGAGAATAATAATGAGTTTTAAGATTCAAGATGGTGCTTTACTAGGAGCACAAACAGCATGGGGGACTCCAGTTACTCCAACACTTTCGATTAGTGTTACTGGCGGTTCATACCAATTCGAGGATACACCAATTAAATCAGCACAGGTAAATCCTAACACTTCCGAGAATGAAAGTCGTAAAGGCTTTTACCATATCTCAGGTACATTAGAAACAGAATTTTCTGCTTCACAACATGATATTCTATTGAAACACTTCTTTGGTGATTATACTTTTACAGCAGACACACCAGTTGTCGGTGCAAATACTCATTTGCATAAGCTTACATCTACTTCTGCTGATAAAGTTGACATCTTTGAAGAAGGTTTGACTTTAGAAGTTGGTAGTGATGGTAAATGGTTTACATTCAATTCAGTAGTTATCACTTCATTTACATTGACAGTAGAAGCTCCTGGAATTATCACTATGAATTACGATTGGATGGCAAAGGACTACACTGAGGCTGCTTCAGGTGAAACATTCGCACCTATTGCTACATCTAAGATGTTTGATAACTTCCAAATTGGATTCCAAATCGGAGTACTTGCCTCAGAGGTCACAGTACCCGTGTCTACATTCTCTATCACAGGTAATAGAGGAACTGCTGCTAAGTATGGTGACATCTCTCAGAACACACCTACTAAGTTTGTTCCAGGTGATGTTACACCTATCCAAGGTGACTTTACTGTAGAAGTATCTCAAGCTACTAGAGCTGCTATTAAGTCAGCATTTGATAATAGTACTGAGCAATCAGTTATTCTTACACTCACATCTGACGTACTAGTCACAGGCTCCACATACTACACAACCACTATAGCTGTGAAGGAGTGTAAGTTAGTTACCCTGGAGCCTGGAATTGAGACTTCAGACAGGGTTGAAAAGTACACCTTTATCTTAGGTAAAGATGATCAATCCGACCAGATAACAATCACCAACATAAACGGTGATGCTACACTGTAATAGAATGCTAAAAAGGGGCTGAGAATGCCCCTTTTTACTATCTAAAACACCTACCCTATACCTAAGTATAGGTTTTACTATAAAAATGGCTGAAAAGCCATTCTGAGGGTTTTAAAACATGTCTAAACGACAATCCGTCGAAATTTTGATTCGTGCTAAAAATAAAGTAAAAGCTACGATGACAGCTGTCTTAGAAGAAATAAAGCAACTAAGGGGTAACTTCAGTTGGAATATTTAAAGCTATGACTAACGCTTCAGGCAAGACTTTTAAAGATGTCTATTCAGATGCTAAGAAAGCTATGAATGGGATAGATGAAGAAACTAAAAGTTCTGCTCAGAATTCTATAAATAATGCTAAGAAAGGTAGTAGTGGAGCTAGTAACGCTATAAAGAAAGGCTCTAATTCAGCTGTTAAGTCTATCAAAGATATTACAAGAACTTTAAAAGGTATTGTCGGATACTATGCTGTTATAAAAGGTATTAAGTGGTTTAAGGGTCTTATTGATGGAGCTAGTAAGGCAAAGAAGGAGTTCCGTAAACTAGAACAATCTATGAAATCTTCAGGAACTTTTACTAAACAAGCTTTTGACGAGAATAAGAAATTTGCGTTATTACTTCAATTCCAAACTGGAAGAACAGTTGAAGAGATTACTGAAGTTATGACAATACTTCAGACTTTTGGTAGAATGAATCAGGATACCCTCAAAAAATCTACAGTAGCAGTTCTGGACTTAGCTACTGCTATGGGGTCTCGTCACCTCAGAGGTACAGCTGTTCAGGTAGGTAAGGCATTCGTTGGTATTGAAAGTACACTCACTAGAGTTGGTGTTAGTTTTAACAAAGCTAAAATAGCCACTGATGGTTTTAATGAAGTCTTACGAGAATTAGATGTAGAATTTGGTGGGCAGGCCCAAGCTGCTTTCCAAGGATATGAAAAAAGTTCTAAAAATGTTGCAGCTTCTTTACGTGAGTTTTCTAAAGCTGTGGGAGGTCTTTTTACTAATAATCTTAAATTTAATAAATTACTGTCTGATATTACAGATACTCTACTTAAATGGACTAACTCTGTTATTGATGGGAAGGCTGCATACAAAGGTTATGTAGATGAGTTTACATCATTTATAGAAGCTTTTGCTAGCGCCGCCTCGTATCTAAAAAAGAGTGAGCTTTTGCCGTTTATAAAAAAGCAGGTTACAGGAATAGTAGAGTACTTTGGTAAAGCCGCAGATGCGGGGACTACCTACTTTGAAGACCAAAATCTGGCACAACAAAGATCAATAAAAGAAGGCATTGCTTGGTTAAGACGGTGGGGTAAAGCTGTGCGTGCTCAAGCTGATAAATCAAATAGTTTTAGCAAACTTAACAAAGCTAAAGCTATTCAAGCCCAAGCTGAATATCTTGATAAATTATTTAAACAGCAAGTGGAGCATAACGCCGAACTTGATAAGAGTCAGTTAATTTCTTCTCATGCACTAATTGGATTAATTGACAAGTATCATCAAGATAAAAAAACTGTTGATTATCTTAATAATCAGAAACATTTACAAGCTGCGAAAGATTATAACCAACAATTACTGGGTGATTTGAAACGTGTAATACAAGACCAAATTTCCGTTTCAGATGGTGGTAACACGAAACTGTTTCAATTATTGCAAGACCGTTTTGAAGAAACTACTAAAAAATATAATGAATTAACGATGTCTGAAAAAGATAAACTAGAAAAATACTTTAATGATTCTAAAACTATTGTTAATAAAGCACTGCGTGATATAAAAAGTGAGTACGAGGGACAAGTTAATGACATCACAGGGGTCTTCCGCAAACTTTATAATGAGCGTCTTAGGTCTCATAAAGAAAATATTAATAAAATAAGAATTCTTACTGAGCAGGGTAATATAACAGAAGCAGAAGCTTTAAAGAAAACAGAAGCTATAAAAGCAAAAATCTTTATAGAAGAAGCTAAGAAGTATGACCAGAGATTAGAACGGGAAACTAATATTAGACTTAAACTGAAGCAGGAAGCTGCTGATCTTCTCGAAGCTAATGCTAAATTAAACGCTAAGAAACTTGCTGATGCTGACGCAAAGGCAAATGAAGAGGCTCTTGAGGAAGCTAGGAAAGCTTCTAATAAAAAATTAGCTGAAGACACCAAGCTTACTAAAAAAGAAGCACAGGCTCAACGAGCTAAGTTAGCTGAAAAGTTGAAAGCTATAAAGGTTGAGCAACAAGCGCAAGCTTCCAACTCCAAAAGTCAGAACAAGTGGAAATTAAATGAGCTAAAAGAAGAAGAAAAGCACACTAAAGACTTAAATAAAGCTCATGAGGATAGGTTAGCACAAACTAGAACCTATTTACAGGATATACTGAAGTTAGATGAGGATTTTGCTAAAGAAAAAAACGCTATTAAAAAGCAACAACTACAAGATGAGTTGGCTTTAGAAGAGCAAAATCTTCAAACAGCCAGAGACTTGACTAAGCGTTTCAGAGAGGCTGATATTGCTGCTAACAGGGCTCTTCTGGCTGATGAGGAAACCAACTGGGCTGATAAAGAAGAAATTATAGATAATTCTATAGCTAATATAGACACCGCTTTGGATAATTTATCACGTAAACAACGTGCGGGAGGTGCATTAACTGCTCAAGATATTGCAGGAGCTGTAGCTGTCTTAGATGATGAGAAAAAAAAGTATGAGGGTCTTGGTGAAGCTTCTGATGAAGTAAACGAGAGTATAAGAACCGGTATGGCTTTAATACGAGAGTATGCAAGTAATTTAAATTTAGTTAAAGACTCTAAAATAGCTGTAACTGACGTTAAGCAACGTATTAAAGAGCAAGAAGGTGTCTGGAAAGAGTATAAACAGATGATAGAGAAGCAGCTAAGTAATGTAAAAGTATCTATTGACCAGAATCACTTGTTAAAGCAAATACAAGAAGTACTAAAAGCAGCCTCTTCAAATTCAGGAGCTAAGACTAAATTTACAGGTGGAGATGGAGGAGGTACAATATCATAATGATTGTAGAAATTAAAATATATGATAGTTCTTACACAACAGTGCAAGAAACATATACAGAGACATTAGGCGCTAATTTAGCTGATGAAGAAATGGTAGTTAGAGGTTTAACATTTTCTCAAATAGATAAGAAGAACTATGACAGTGCTTCTTTTACGTTATATAAAACTGCGTCTACAGTTACAGCAACTGAATCTGACATAGTTCAGATTTCAGTTTGATTTCTACTATAGTATGGTGGGGTTTTATCACTGATATACAAAATGACTACTCTGATGAGCAGTTCTATGTGGATAGAGTTCACGTATCTTGTGAAGGTGAGTTATCTAGGATAGCTGGCTTAGAATATAACCTAATGGAGAGTTCTACTGATGGTGCTGACACCGCAGTCACTACTACTATTCAAGATGTATATACAGATGTATTTAGTGGAGGTGTTTTTAGTGGTAAGTACCAACCTAATAATGTCGCTATTACTTCTAGCGCCAATATCACTTATAGTGCTGGTAATAATACTTTACCGTCATTTGCGGTAGATGTATCGTATGAATATGATGGTGTAGAATCAACTATTATGGAATGTATTGACTTAGCTAATGGTAATGTAGATTTATCAGTTGCGGAAGAGTTCGTATTTGGTGTAGATAACGCTAAAGCTATGTACACTAATCAGAGAAGTACTTCTATATTAGATACTTATGATGTAGGTGACTACTCTACTAAGACTGACTTCGTTTCATATAGTGATGATCTAGCTCCTGATGGACTAGTAGCTGTGGATAGTGATTTACTAGGTATCAAAAATAAATTAATAGTTAATCATGTTGTTTATCCTTCTACGCAGTACTCTACAGAAGAGACAGCTTCCCAGACAGCACATAAACAACGTATAATATCAATTAATGATGACAATATTAAGTTATCTCAAGTTGATGAATGGTGGGATGGTATCTGTCTGAAGCTACTTGAACCTTTAGATGGTTATACCATTAGATTAAAGAAAGTAACTTACGGGATGGCTCCACCATTCTTTAATAAATTAGATGGTTATGTTAAACTTACTAAAGATGGTTCTGGCACATTTGCACAGATGCCATTATTATCTGTAACCTACTCACTAGACAGTAGTGGTTTTGATATAACTATGAGAATAGGTGATAGACGACCTAATATCAATTATAAACGTATAATCGATAGAAGTAAAAACACCTCTGAGTCTACAGTAGATAACTCACCACCAACGGTAATGCCATTACAGGCTAAACCAACAGCGCATGAGGTAGTTTACACTAAAACTGATAATCCAGTCTATTTAGGTTGTAATGCTAGAGATAATGAGACTTATGTAGATAGTATTGACTTCTGGTATGCTATATTAAATCAGACTACAGGGCTCTGGGGAGCCTATGTATCTATTGGAGCTGGTGCTCTACAGACAGCCGTAGACTCTGAGAGTGAGGACTACTGGGAGTATAACTTATCTTCTGGTTATTTTGATTTTAGTGCTATACTTACAGAAGGGGACATATTTAAAATTAAATACGTCGCTAAAGATAGTGCTGGTAACGTGGGTACGTTTGAGCAAGAGCTCATGTACAAGAATGAAGTACCTCAAGTAGATGTAAGTGTTCTTTCTAGTGACTATACTAATGACGGAGCTCCAGTTAGTATAAACGTTGACCATAGTGGTGGAGCTACTACGTTTGATTTAAAGTTTACTGTGGCGAAACCAGAGGAAGTTAAGATACAAGGAACTGTTCCTTCTGAATCTGATGGTGTGTATTTATATTACAATCAAGTAGCTCTACATACTGTAGATGAAGTTCATACAGCGACAGAGCATTACTGGGAGGCTACTGGATTAGCGATTCCTGATGATGGTAAAATAATCCCCGCTGAAGTTACAGTAACTAACACTTTTGGTGAATCTACTACACAACATATTTATATAAAAGGGACTGTTAGAAAACCTTCCGCAATGGCTGTAGAAGTTCGAGATAATGCTACTACACCTGATGAAACTACAACTACCGTAGCTCAGTATACAGATGATATTAGGGTTACTGGTAATTTTTGGGAAGAAGGGTATACTCTGAAATCTTATGGTGGAATTAATGATGTTATATTAACAATATATGATCCAGGGAAAGTAGTTGGATATAATACAGCCACCAGAACACCCGCCTCGGGTGGTGTTCAAGAAACTATAGATGGTTCACATGCAACTTATCCTGTTGAAGAATTTAATCCTATAGATGGAACACAGGTAGCATCATCTTCTGACTCTGGAACATTCGGGCATTTTGAAGTAGTTACTACTAATGGTTTTGGACTAACTAAAGATAAAGTTTATGAAATGACATGGACTATATTTAAAAAAGAAGTTCACTATGATGTAACTGGAACTATTATACGAGTAACTAACGAGTATGGTATTGAAAGTCCTAGAGTACCCTTTATGGTAGTTAATACACCAGTTACTAAAAAAGCTGATGATAACAAAACTTTAGTGGATACTCATGAAGCTACTGACATACCTACTGCAAAAAAAGAATTGACTGATGGCGTTGCTACAATTACCTATGAAGCCACTGACCCAGACCCACCACTTGCTAGAGGTGCTGGTTGGTATCAATCTTTAGATGGTGGTATTAGTCACACATTACTTTCTATATCAGCTATATCAGGTGTGGATAGTGCTACTTTCACTATTAATCAAAATGATACTGATGAAACTGTAGTTGATTTAATATTTAATGGTGGTTCTACTAATGGTAGAAGAGGAGCTATCAGGTTTACTGAAGGTACCCCTAAAATAGAAGCTACTAATAACTATGATGCGGGTACACCTACTTGGACAGAGCTTACTTCTGCTAATACTGATAGAATCAGTGCTACATATAGTACTAAAGAATATAGACTATTAGTTGATAGTGCTGATGGCTCTTTGTCATTTGTGTATGACCCCTCTGGAGTAAATACTTTATTATTTGAAGTGAGTGCTTTAGGTACTATTACTATTCATGATAATTTAGTACCTGACGCTAATGAAACTTTGGATATAGGAACTACATCAACAAGAATGTCAACAACACATACTAAACATGTTAATGCTACTTCAGCTGACTGGGCTATTGAAGAACATGCCTCTGGGTATGGTATTTTCCATGGAATTAAATTAGGATTTATAAAGGATACATAATAGATGCCAGTATATCCAACTATAGTCCCTAGATGGGCTAAAGGTAAAACAGCTTCATTATCAAGTAGTGGATTAGTTATAACTCATAGTACTGCTGATTTTAGTAGTGTTATAGATAATGTATCTGTACGTTTNTAGTGCCGGGGCGAGGAGTAACTACCTGGAGTATATACTGTCAGTAGTCATACGACTACGACATTAACATTATCTACATCTGCTGGTAGTACTTCTACTAGTGATGTAGAATATGTTATATACCTAGGTGCTAATGAAAGTACTATAACCGTATTAGATGATGCGTTCATATTAGGTTTGAGAGTTGATATAGATAATGTAGGTTCAGAAATAGGAATGCATTCCTATAGTGCCAATTGGGATGCTAGTGCTAATTATAATTGGACTAAGGGGACTTCTGTAGCGTTACCTGTTGGTGAGAGCAGAATGTACACCTCGTACCTATTAGATATGAGAAGTGCTATAGAAGATATGGCTACCTATCTAGGTTCTCCAATTCCTACTCCTACATGGGCTATTTCTACTATTACAGAACTTTATGATAATGTAGACGCTAGTGTAGTAACTGCTAACGTAGCCTCTGCTGTAGACTTTAGATTAACATCTATATGGGAAGAGATACAAGACCAATTAAATATAATGCAGGCTTCAGATGAATACTGGATTGATTCAGTAAGTGGTAATGATACCACGGGTGATGGTTCAGTAGGGAATCCTTGGAAAACTTGGAATAAAGCCGCTGGAGTTATAAACACAAAAGCTAGTGGAATTCTTAATTTTGAAGCAGGTACTTATTTAATGGGTACTACGATTACTACTAATAGCGTTACCATAAGGGGTAACTCTACTCAAGATACTTTTATGTATACAACACACGCGACTAGTACCGGAGCATTGGAAGGTGACAATTGTGTAGTTCAAGATATTTTCTTTGACCAGAATTTAGATGCAACTGGTTCATATGGCTACTTTAAAACTACTAATAACCTAGTAGTTAATAGATGTGTATTTTTATCAGATACATCAGCTAGTAGAGCTTGTTTTGTTAATCTTGGAACTAATATAACTTTTAATCACTGTTCATTTATTGGATATAGCAATAATAGCTACGGTCTTTACACGACTGCTACACTGACTTACGCTAATAATTGTGCTTTCTATGATCTAAGTACTTGTTTATTAACTGGTTCTGGTAAAACAGTTAATGATGACTACTGCGCATTCTATGATTTCACTTTGAAAGAGCATACCTCTGGTACATACAATACAACTAACTTAGTATCTCTTACGGAAGACCCTCAAATCAGAGATAAGAGTAACTGCTTCTTAGATATTAGTTCGTACTATGTAGATAAAGCTTCTACTCCTGGTTGGGATATAGGAGCCTACCCTGATAGTCCTTATAATCATTATCAAGTTATATCAGAATTAGTAACTAGTACAGATGCTACAGTAGACTCTACTTCAGAAATTATAGCTGAGTCAGTAAAAGCACAGGAGGATTTAACTGAAGTTGCTATGAATATTAATATTGATATGTTTTTAGGAGGATTGTTTAGTTCTGGAATAAATACAATTTCTTATGTAGATGCAGCTACGTTAGCTGTAGATGCGGCTGTGGCTGATTTCCCTACATTTACGTATAATGGGGCTGCAATGGATATACGATTTGACAATCCTAACAGTCATTCTTGTGAATTACACTTATTTGTTGATGATGGTACCGATGTATCTGGAGTAGCTTGGTGGGATGCTAACAAAAGTATAGCTGCTGGAACAACTACTAATACATATTTCATAAATGCTTGGAAAGATACTGTAACTGGTGATGAAATAGGTAAACAGTATAGTATTGATAATAGTCAAACTGCTGATTTTGATAATAGTAGTTGGGCGTATATAAAAGTATACGCTAGAATTTATGATACAGTATCAGAAGTGTGGTCAGAATTAGTTTATGATGAAAAAGATTATTGGTTAAATGATTTTAATACTACTATGTTCTATCTTGGTGATAATCCTAGAACTGTTAATGGTGAGTACGCAAACCATGCTAACTACTATTCTCAAAAATACCATTCTGGTACTAATTCATATTTAAGAGAGGACTTAGTTGATTGGTTAGATGATGATAGACGCTACATTTATAATCCTCAAGTTAAAGCACATGTATATGACTATTCATCATCCTCTGAAGGAACTACTCCAGTAGTCTACTACGATGGTAAAGTGAAAATATCATGGCAGAAAAGACTCAGGATTACATCCCCTGACTATATTGAAGGTAAACGTCGTTCAGTGCAACTCGCTATCTACGCTAGTCTATACACTAACTACGGTAATTTAAACTCTGGAGGGGCACATTGTTTCGCCACTTCAACCACACAGTGTCACGAAATAGGTGCTTATAATACGAGTACATATCCTATGGGCGATACGGCAAGTGACGCTCAGTACATCCAACTAATAGCACACAGAGCAAGCGATTGCCTACTTCATAGTTCTGAAATGAGCCAAGTTTTAGTTATGCCTGATTCTGGTTCTTCTGGTGAAGTATATGCATGGGGAGACTTTTCTAACTCTGCTATATTCACTTATTCTCAAATTAAGATACAGAACGTTGATCCATTTCCTGGTTGTGGTTATGGCTACGCAGATTTAGTACTTGTAGAAGAAGACGCGACGCACAACTTCCCTACTGGCTGGGCTCCTTGGGAAGTTACTAGATGGGATCATGGTATAAACACAGATATAACGGACGGTTCAATGAATGAAGGTGAGCTATCCTACAGAACATATTACGATAATGGAACACCAACACACGCTTCATGGAGCTGGTAACTAAACAAATAGGAGATTAGAATGGCTAAAGCAGAAATAATTGACTGTGTAACAGTCACAATAACAGATGGTAATGGTAACATCACTAGACAATTTACAGAGAAGAATACATTAACTAATGGAGACCCTACAACAACATATAATGGAAGAGTTATGATGCTAATGACATTATCTGGAGATGATGATGGTGGTAGTATTGGTATGGATAGTTCATCAGTATTAGATAATATGCAATTAGGTACAGGGACTGCGGATAATACTGGATTACAGACACCAATAACAGCTGCTCCTACTACTACGGAAATAGCTGCTACTTTAGTATGGGATTATACTACTCCTAGTCAACCTAAGATTACTTATACTTGTGTCTGGGATAGTACTTTCGATGCACTGACAGTAAGTGAAGCTGTTTTATATAATGATTTTAATGATGTTTTTGCTTATAAAAATTTTAGCCCAGCATTAACTAAAACAACTGACGGTACTATTCAGATTGACTGGTCTATAACAATAACTTAAGGGAGAGTACTATGACACCAATAGAAGACAAATGTGCCGCACACGGCATAGAGTTAGCTAAATTTATGGGAGGCGTTCAAGTGACGTTAGAGACTATTGAAAAGAATATTAAAGCTCTATTTGATAAACAGCGATTGCTAGAAGATAAACATATTGATATTGAACTAACATTGAACGATATTAAGAATAGTATCAAAAACCTACAGGACAGTGTTGAGACAACTAGGAAGATAGATGCGGCTAAAGTGCTTAAAAAGGCTGAGAAAGATAAGATTCCTTGGAAGAGTATAGGCTACTTCTTAACAGCAGTAGCAACTGCACTCGCTTCTTACTTTGGACTTAAAGGAGAATAAGATGAGTTGGAATAAAGAAGTACAATTAACAGAAAATTTTAAATTTAAAGAATTTATAGTATCAAGCAGCTACCCTGATTATGTAGAGAAACTATACAATACTGTAGACCAATTTCAGTTTAACATCTACACGTTATGTCATTTTATCATGCAACCACTTAGGAATAAGTTTAAGATTCCTTTATTTATAACAAGTGGTTATAGGGATGAGTTTTTAAATGAGAAAGTAGGCGGTACGAAAAACTCTAATCATTTAACGGGAAGAGCTTGTGATTTCACAGTAGCTAAACTGTTTAGAGTAGAGTTATTCAGAATTTACAAATTTCTTAAAGAAGAGATGAGATACGAATTAGGTGAGATAATCCTTTACAGAAACGAAGATAACAATCCTGAGTTCATACATGTAGGGTTGCCAATGTTTAACAGAAAGAAAATAGTGGCAAAAGTACCTTAAATATGGTATACTATAGTAACGAGGATGCCCAGAAATGGGTTTAAACCTGCGTACCTATACTAATGTATAGGTTAGGAGATTAGATGGCTAAGATTACGGCAACAATTAAAAATAATTATATAGCTACAACAGCACCTCTAAAAGCTGATGATTCTAGTAGTGGATATACAGTTGGTTCTATGTGGATAGATATAACGCATACGCAAGTATACATCTGCACAGATGATACAGTGGCTGATGCTCGTTGGCACCTGATTGGGGGAGAGTTCGTCAAGAATGTTTCAGGTGCAACTATCCTCAAAGGTAGCGTTATTTATCAGGATGGAGCGTCAGGACAGCTCCCAACCATAGCGCTTGCAAAAGCAGACTCAGAGGCTACCAGCCATGGGACATGGGGCATCGTGGTCGAGGACATCGGCAACAATGCTTGGGGGTATATAAAAGCAACAGGGGCTATCTATAAGCAAGATACTTCGTCATTCTCTGACGGAGAGGCGTTGTATTTGTCTTCCTCAGTTGCAGGCGGGCTGACTAATTCAGCTCCATCTACGCCAGATCATAGTGTTTTCGTTGGTCGTGTAGATTACGCGCACGCAAACAACGGTGTCATAAACGTCAGGGCTCAAGATGGTTTCGAGAGCTATGAGCTACACGATGTAGCGGGGGGAGCAGGCGCAAACGACTTTTTAATACATGACGGTAGCTATTACTCCCCAACCGACTTCGACGCAGAAGTATCAGCTAATACTGATGTTATAGCTAATACAGCTCACACAGGTGGTGATGGTAGTGACCATGTGGATGTAGCGAGTAACACAACACACCGTACATCGACAGGAGCCGATCATACCTATATCGATCAGGATGTGACAAGTGGAAGTACTCCGACCTTTACAGGTACGAATTTTACTGGAATGCTTGACACCGGTATGACGGTGCATAGCTCAGCCGAAACGCTACATGCTTTTCTCGACGATATAACGACAAATGGGTACCTCGACGAGACCACTATAACAGATGCAGGTGGTCTTATCGTATCATGGGTAGCAGGAAATGAAGCTTATGTCAACGGTACTATTCTTGATATGACAACAACAGGCTCTCCATATACCCTTGCCGATAACGCAACTAATTATATGTATGCTACGGTCGCCGGTGGTACAACATTTATAATTTCGACGACACCGCCTACAGGCGAGTATGCACAGCGAGCTATTATATACACCGAGGGCGGTAGTATAATACGAATATCTGAAGACCCACTACTCAGAAACATAGGGGCGACGAACCACAAAAACATAGACGATTTGCATTCTGAGATAGTAGCTTCAGGTATGGAGATAGCTATTGATGCTGACGCAACTAACGCAAATGACTTCACTATAGCNACNGGTGTNTATTATATCCATGCACACGAAAGNGANACNTTAGANGCNGTGTTTTACTCAGCAGGTGNANGTCATGCNTCTTCNCTAATNGANAGNTATTACCATGCNGCTGGGGTATGGACAGAGGAGGCTTCTAATGGAGTTGACTTCGGTTTCTGGGATAACGGAACGGCAAAAACAGCCGTAAACAATACCAAATGGTATATGGCTCCAGTGTTCTGGGAGGGTGGCGATTCAGATAGAGCAGATTACGTATATCCTCAGACAGAACACGCATCCGAAGAAGATGCTCTAGATGAGGCGATAACTTACCCACCATACCATCAAGGCGCGGTAGTGTTGATAGGTAAATTCATTTTTCGAGGAAACGCTATGGCGTTTGGCTCGAAAGCTTATTTTGTTGACGCAAGACCTTTACATGGTTCTGGGGGAGGGTCTGGCACGAACCAGAACGTGTTCCAGACACACACCGCTGATTCAGGGTCAACGACTGCTGATAGTACTGCCGATACACTCACCCACACTGGTGGCAACCTTATAACTACATCTATATCAGGTGACACTATCACTTATGTGGCAGATGCGGCTGTTACGGGTGCGACAAAGGGCTCTATCGTCTTATTCATAGACGGCGGTGGTTCGGCAATAGCTACGGGCGCAAAAGCCTACGGATCGATGCCTTACGCTGGCACGATCACTAAGGTGAGGATGCTGTCAGATGTATCAACGTCTACTATTATAGATGTTTGGAAGGATACATATGCAAATGGTATGCCAACGGTCGCTGATACGATAACGGCAAGCGCAAAACCTACTTTAACAACTGCATTAAAGTCAGAGGACTCGACATTGACGGGGTGGACTACCTCTGTGGCTGTTGGTGATATAATCAGGTTTAATGTAGACAGCAACGACAACGCGACATTTATCGCGTGCGAGATATTTATTAGTAAGACAGGAGTGTAGAATGCAAATAACAAGTTTTGAGGATTATTCAACGAGGTCACTAGTAAATGATACTTTTGACGATGTAATAGAAGGATCGTGCTTTGCACAAGTAAAACCTGATACGGTGGTATTTCCTACTAATTTAGCTATTACATTCTTGAGATGTAATCTTGATAATTGTATGATACCGAAGAACTGTACAATCGGTTCAGTGAAGGGTATAAACTCAACAGTAAGAAGGATACAACAGCAAAAAGACAAAGAGTGTTGGGTTGTAGATAAGAATAATAAACCTCGATACCCTGTAAATCAAGCGGAGTTTATCAAGAATGGTATTAGCACTAATCCTGCTGACATACCTAAAAGTGAATTAGCAGAGACTAGAACTATCACTATAGAAAAGCTAGCAGCTAAAGATAAGTATGATAGAATAAACGTAATAAAGAACGAGGTGTAAAATGGCATTATCAGCTACTTCTGTATGGGAGTGTAGAACGGCAGGCGATAATACTAATGGTGGTTTTTATAAATCAGATGCAGGNACAACCGACTATTCGCAACAGGATACAGCGCAACTATCGCTAACTGATTTAGCTAGTGATGTAGCTGGCACAGGGATAAGTTCGTTAACAGGCGGCTTTACTTCTGCGATGGTAGGTAACGGTATAAGGATCGAATCGACGGGTGGTTTTACGGCATCGTGGTATGAGATAACAGCCTATACAGACACTAATAACATAACGATTGACAGGTCAGCGGGGTCATCAAAAACTGGTGGCTCTGGTAAAGTTGGCGGGGCAGTCGCACTACCAACAGACGCTATGCTTGAGTTGTTCACAGCAGGGTCTAAGCTGTGGATTAAGAAAGGAACATATACTCTTACTAACTGGGTCAATGTAAGCAAAGACGGAACCTCAACTAATATGAATAAGATAATAGGCTATAACACCACTAGAGGTGATAATCCACGTGACGATAATAGACCGCTCATAGCTATCGGTTCGTGGAACTTTTTGTTTGACAATTACTGGCATCTAAAGAACCTAAGACTAACCACAATCAGTGGGTCTTACGTGTCAAGGGCTGATACAGCAGGGATATTTGAGAATATTAAGGCTACGGGTTCGAGCGGTACTACTTACGGGTTATATGGTATCTTTTCAAAAGTTCGGTTCATAGACTGCGAGGTTTCAGGTGCAACAGTAGGAATTTTCACGGCGTGGGGGCAGGTAGATTCATGTTATATACATGATAATACAACAGGCATCTCATTTAACTATTCTACAGGTAATAACTGTATAACTAATAATATTATCGACACCAATACAACGGGTATAGATTGTACTAATTCAGATTATCCTTTCATCAAAGGCAACATTGTATATAATAATACAACTGGAATTAAGTTAGCGGCTCATACTGATTGTGAAGTTATCAACAATGAGATAAGCTCAAACGGGACAGGGTTGTCTGCAAACACAGATTGGGAAACTAATTTTATAAATTATAATAATTGGTATAGTAACACCGCAGACACATCAAACGCAACCAAGGGAGACCACGCAACCGCTAATGACCCTGGATATACCGATGCGGCGGGTGGTGATTTCACTAATACTTTGGGCAATAACGGATTACCTATAGGCACGTTTCAGGGTGGCATGGAGACATTCCAACCTCAAGGTGCACTTATACAAGAAGCAGGTGCAGGCGGTGGCGGAGAATCAAGCTTCGTAACCATATCGTAGGAGTATATTATGGCGTACATAGGTGCATATGTAGGAGTATTTCTACAAGCTGGGGATTTTTANTTTTATGTCTTTAGATAATATATCAGTTGTTGAAGATGAGGATACACTTCCTTTTCAATACTTACAAAATTTAGAACTAAAAGTACCAGATAAAGGAGAAGAATAATGGGTGCTACAAAATATAAAATAGGTGATAAAGTCCCTTTGCAGTTAGAATTAAATCTAACTCCAACAGGCACACCTACATTTGAAATTCAGGATGTTGATGGAACTATTACTGTGGTAGCAGCTCCTATGACATCAGGAAGCGGACTATACTGGTATGGTACGTACACCATAGCTGGTGGAACTGGTAATGGTATCTATAAAGTAGTTTATAGAGCCACTATTGATTCTATAGTTTACGTAGTTACTGAAATCTATGAAGTAGTAACAACTGAACTTACTGATGTTGAGACTAAAATAGATACTATAGATACTAATGTAGATTCAGTTCTAGTAGATACTGGAACTACGATACCAGCAACGCTTACAACTATAGATACAGTAGTTGATGCTATTCAAGCTAGAACAGATGTAATAGCTACAGCTACTGAGGATAATACGGTACACGGTTCTGGTTCTTGGGAACCTGCGGCTGGAGGTTCAGGTCTGTATAATATAACTATAAACGTTAAAGCAGCCTCTGTAAACGTGCAAGCAGTAACTGTTTCTATACATAACGCAGCTAATGATGATACACCTTACTACTTAACTACAGCTACAGATGCTTCAGGTAATACAGGAGTCTACAGTTTAGATGCTGGTTCATACACGGTAAGAGCTTCTAAGGCTGGGTATACGTTTGCTAATACAGCTATAACAGTTTCAGCTACTGGAACTAAAAACGTAACTGGAACCGCTGACACAGTGTCATCACCCGCCTCTCCAGATTTATGTAGAGTTAGGTGTTACCCTATTAACTTGGATAATACAGATGTAGCCAGTCTAGTTATAGAAGTTGGTACAGCGGGTGAGATAAATCTACTTGGTGATACTCACTATATAACTAATACTGAAGATGTATTCACGCTAGATACAGCTACTACTCCAGATAGCTATTACTTTGACGCTGTTCAAGGTTCTGTTATAAATATTTATAATGAACTTCTTGGTTTCAATCACGAAGTAACAGTACCAGCAGCCACAAATGTAGATTTAGCTACCCTCATAACTTCCTAATACAGTTACAGGGCGAAGTACTTCCAAACATCCACCGATGTTCTCACTGATGGAATCTATTCAGTCAGTATTTCTTTCCTCCTACTTTGCCCTGTTAAAATTAAAAAAAATAAAAGTGACTATTGACTTGCATTTTTTTGTATGTTACTTTGCTACCATGAAAAAATTTAAGCGTAAAACGCCCTATGAGATTGTAGTCAATAACCTACATAAGTTAAATCAAAAAGAATTAAAGAAACTTACAGCTAGTGTAGAGTTCCTTCTTACTGAAGAAATCAGCATAGTTGCTGATAGTTCTAAACTATTTTATGAAACTTTAACTGCTACTTTATCCACACATCTGGGTCAAGATTTCATACCTTTTCATTTAGTACGGAAGAAGTACGGGAAGAAGCTTACTGAAGTCAGTAACTTCTTAGATAAATATTTAGAAAAAATACATATAGTTAACACACGAACACAAACGCAAATATATAAATTGTATGCTGAGTTACTTATAAAGCATATAGAGAATAGTCCACTCCCTATGACATTGAATGTCTTATTGGGGATATATGACCAATTCCCAGCGGTATTAGAGAAGTCCTTTCCTGGATATATGAAAGCAGGCTTGACTGGTAGTATATTTGACCAACGTAGTTTGAATCCATAGGAGGATATAATTTGATAGATTTACCATTACAACAAAATATCTTGACATTAGCTGTATACGATAAGAAAGCCGTCCCGTTACTAATAGCTAACTTAGATACCAATCTTTTCAGTATGTCTCATTATCGAGAGATACTGAAAGCTTCATTTGATTATTTTGTGGAATACAAAGAACCAGTAGGTGAGCATCTAGCTGATATAATAGATCATCATCTCAATAATGAAGATAAAAATCATGTAGCTCTTTATAAAGAAGTTATCTATGATTTACACCAAAATAAGACAGAAGTTAATAGGGCTTATGTATTATCTAAGCTTAACAATTTTATTAAGAAGAAGCAGATTATTAAAGCTGCTTATGACGCGGTTGAATTTGTTAAGGAAGATAAAGTTGAAGAGGCAGAACTAGCTTTACGTGGTACAGATAGTTCTACATTAACTTTATTTGATGAAGGAACCCGTATAGGTGATATTGATAAAATGTTATCCTATTTTACTGAACCAGTAGAACTCATTCCAACTGGTATAAAAGCTTTAGATGAAGTTAGAGCTTGTCCAGCTAAAGGTAAGTTATTCTCACTACTAGCTAGAAGTGGTACAGGTAAGTCTTGGTTCTTAACACAAATAGGGAAACATGCACAGTTACTACATAAAAATGTTCTTCATGTTTCTTTAGAGATGTCAGAGAAGCAGGTAACTGGTAGGTATATGCAAGCCTTCTTTGCTGTCAACAAACATAAAGGTGAGAAGTTAGTTAAAACTCAAATTTTTGAAGATGGGGGTGGTTACGTAGGTTTTGAACAGGTAGAAGTTACCCCAGATTTCAGCTTTGATTCTGCAGGAGCTCAACGAAAACTCAAAAAGAACTTAGAGAAACTTAAAGGTAATCATTTAGTTGTGAAGGGCTTCCCTACATCTTATTTAACAGTTACACAATTGAGAGCGTACCTAGAGAATCTACGTAACTTTGAGAATTTCGTTCCTGAGATTATTATGATTGATTATCCAGGAATTATGAAATTAGACACCAGAGACACACGTATCTCACTTTCGCAAACATATAAACAACTCCGAGGAATAGGAGCTGAATATGATGCCGCCATGGTAGTTGTTTCTCAGGTTAATGGTGATTTAGAAAATGTAAAGTGGTTACGTGAGAAGGATTCTGCTGAGACTAAAGATATTTATAAAGACTCCGATATATTCGCTACTTTGAATATGACTGAGAGAGAACAGGAACTCGGGTTAGCTAGAATTCAGGTAAAGAAAAATAGAGATGAGACAGCTGGTTGGAAAATCTTAATTACACAAAATTATGCGACCGGTCAATTCTGTTTACAAAGCACTCGATTTAATGAGAGTTATTTAAATGATTTTCTCAAATAAAATCTAAGTACATAATTAGTAAAAATAACGCCCAAATTATAAAAATATGTAGTTTGGGCGTTTTTGTTTGCGCCGACAAAATTAACATGCCATTACAGGCACGTCAGTACGGCAAATTTTAATGTTAAATCAAAAAAGGTACGTTGGCATGGGTGAGGACGATCGTGCCCATACGGGCATCCTCGTAAGCCTCAGGGCATGTTTGTTTTATTTTCATTTATTTTAAAATCGGGCAGGATTTCTGTTACTTCTCAGATTTTGGTCGAGCGACCTTTTTCGTAAGAAGGTTATTTCATGTTTTTCATTTTCATTTTTTGTTTTACCTACCTACCTGTAGCTAAGCTGATTGCCGAGCGCCTGCTCCCCCTACAGGGGACGCTCGGCAAAGCTATGCTATTGGGGTAAGAAGGTTAGACTTTTGAAAACTTTTTCTTTTTTGTTTTCTTTTTTCTTTTTTCTTTTTCTTTGCTAATAGATAAGATGACGAGTGTGTAGTATAACCCCCCCTAAGGGGGGTGTACAAGCACGAGGAATCATAACAAGATTTCTTTTTAAAATTTTTATAGTATTTTTTGTAAAAAATTAAAAGTGACTATTGACTTTTAAAACCAATATGGTAGTATAGCGTTATGGCATTATCAAAAACTGGTATAAAAAACTACTTAGAGCAGAAAACAGACAACTGGGATTGGTTGAAGAAAACCTCCCCAAAAACATTAAGAGAAGAACTGGAGTACCATTCTGACGGATTGTACACTCCTAAGACAGACCCATATCACTGCCAGCTAGTATCTACCCTACTTGGGGTTATTAACAGAAATTTCCTATTCCTACTAGATATGGGAGCTGGTAAATCAAAAATAGCTACTGACCTTATAAGGACTCAAAGGACTGAGATAAAGAAAACCTTGATCTTAGTCCCTAACTTGGTCGCTATAGCTTCATTTACCGACCAAGTTAGAACACACTCAGATATGACTTGTGAACCTCTTATTGGTACTAGGAAAGATAGGATAAACACTCTATTCTCTACGAATTCAGATGTTTATGTGATTAACTATGCCGGAGTAGTTTCTCTATGCTCTACAAAAGGTAAGCGAGGAAAGAAAGTTGTAGACCCTAGAGAAGTCGCTAGCTTAGCTAACAGATTCAACTGCTTCATTTTAGATGAGATACATGTATGTAAGAATGCGAATACACTCACTTTTAAGGTTTTGAAAGCTCTTACTAGAGACGCTAAGTTCAGGTATGGTCTCACTGGAACACCGATGAACAAAAATCCTATAGATTTGTGGTCACAGTTTTACTTGATTGATAGAGGTGATACGTTAGGAGAAACACTTGGTATTTACAGAGAAGGATACTTTAAAAAGAAAAAGAACTACTTTGGTGGGTATGAGTACGTTGTAGCAGAGAAGAGTAAAAAGCTCATAAATGAGCGCATAAAACACCGTTCAATAAGGTACACCGAGGATGAGTTAGATGATTTACCAGATAAGGTTTACACAGATGTTCATGTAGAGTTATCGCCTCTAGCAGAACAGATGTATAATAAGACGAATACACTTTTTATAGAGTCACTTGGCAAGGAATACTCAGAAGTAAAGAATATCTTTAGTTAAAATGAGACAGATAACTGCTGGATTCATGAAGCTTAAAAGCTAAAGATGAAGATGTTTACATAAACAGATTTCCTGATAACCCTAAAATAGATGCTATGCTTGAGCTTATAAACGAGACTCCAGATGGCTCAAAGGTGGTAGTTTTTAACGAATATACTGATACTGGTGACATTATATGCGATGCACTAAAAGATGCCAAAATAAAGCATTATAGACTTTATGGTAAGACAAAAAACAAGACTACAGTAGTAAAGAAATTTACTACTGATAAGAAAGCTAAGGTATTTGTAGTCAATACACAATCTGGAAGTACATCCCTAAATTTACAGTGCGCTAATTATGTCATTTTTTATGAAAGTACTGTCAGTTCTCTCAACCGTAAACAGGCTGAGAAAAGATGCCATAGAAGCGGACAAAGTAAAAGAGTGTACTTTTACGACCTTATAGCACGTAACACAATAGATGAGAGAGTTTTAGAGATTTTAAAAGACGGCAAGGAGGCTTTTAAATCTATAATCGAAGGATTACGAAAAGAAAATAGTTGACATGGGTCTTGAAGTTTGGTATAGTTAGTATTACAAATATTAGAGTTGAAATACGAGATGAATAAGGTAAATAAAAGGAGGTAAATATTATGAAAAAGTACATGAAGCCTAAAGTAGTAGGATCGTCTTCAGTTCATCCTTGCTAGATTACTGAAGATGTGAGTCAATAGCCATTTTTAAAATTAAAAAAAAATTTAAAAATGGCTATTGACAAATTTTAATAGTTATGTTAGTATAACAAAATAAGGTAGTTAAGGAGTTTTGAAGTAATGCAATGTGATTTTTGCGGTGAAGATGTAGGTAACTCTCAGTGTTCATGTATACAGAGTATCCTCTGGTCAGGGTTAGTAGAGACTGAATTGAATTTGGAGGAAGCTATCAACACATGTAGTTTATCAGATAGAGAAGCAGACCATTTGTTAATGGCGTTTGAAAATTTTAGAGATATAGCCGAGGATTTAGTAAGATAGAAAAGATTTTATTAATAGATGTTGACTCAACAATACCTAACTATGCACTTATGAAACTTTCTAAGTTTTATAAGGAAGCTGGTTATCAGGTAGATTTATATAAGTTGGGAATCAAATTTAACTCAAAGAAGATTACAAATACTTATTGGGCTAAAGGATACTCAAAAGTATTTGTATCTTGTATCTTTGCTAAGAACAAGAGTAATCTTCGAGTTAAGGGATGTAAGGACATAGTTTACGGTGGAACAGGGTATGACCTACTAGCAAAACTTGCACCTGAAGTAGAGAGGTGTCAACCTGATTACTCTCTGTATGAGGATGATGAAATAGATACATCGATTGGATTTATAACTAGGGGATGTATTCGTAAGTGCAAGTTTTGTTTCGTACCCATAAAAGAAGGAATGTTGCATGAGTATAGACCAGTAGAAGATTTAGTAGGTCAGATGATTGTGGAAGGTCATAAAAAGATAAGATTTTTAGACAACAATATCTTAGCTTACGATAAACATATGAATGTTTTTAGATACTTAACGGACGCAAAGATTAGATGTTCTTTTAATGAAGGACTAGACTTACGATTGATTACTGATGAAAATGCAGAAGCACTATCTAAGTTAAGGTATTACCCATCAGAATATCTATTCGCTTTTGACGATATTAAATTACAAAGGATAGTAACTGAGAAGATAGCAGTAGTAAAGAAATACATACCTAAAGACTGGCATTTGAAAGTTTATATTTATTGTAGTAAAGACATGGACTTTATTACTGAAGTAAAGCCTAGGCTAGAGTGGTGTAGAGAGAATAAGGTTTTACCTTATTTAATGTTAAATGAGAATTTGTTGGGACATTCTTTTTATAGTAAAATAAAAAGTTGGGGTAATTACCCATCCAACTTTAAATACCATACTTTTGAAGAATATATTAGGTATACTTCAAATGATAATGCAGCTAAAGATAGATTCATCCGTAGGTTTAATGGAGAGTAAGTGATTGTTAGTACTTTGGAGTTTATCGAGTATGTAGTAAGACTTGCAAGTAGTGTTCCGAACGCATTTCTAAAAGTTATAATTAAAAAATAGTGTTTCTACTAGAGAAAAAGCGAGGACATACAAGAAATAAGTACTTAAGTCATTGTGGAAAGTGCAAATTACTTAAGAGATGCGAGGATATAGTACCTAGATGGAGAAGTGATGATTAAATTTGAAGAAAGTAATGTACACCTAACTAATGTGAAGATAATGGCTCTTGGTAGTGGTGGACTTCCTATAAATGTCCTAGCACAAGACCAATTAGGGTACAGATTCACTATTACAGATTGTTTAATGACCACTACCGAGGATGCCTTAGCATTTACGGTTGGTGAGTTTGAGATAAGAGAGTTAGAAAAAAATGAGTATAAGGATAGTCTAATTGATTAAAGTGTATAACAAAGTAGGATTTATATCTGATATGCACTGGAGTGCTGATAGTACTCTCCAGTATATGGGTGAACGAAAAACTGATTTCCTAGATAGGACTACGTTCACTATAAAACCTTCGTTAGAATCTATCTTAATAGATCTGATTAAGGAAAGTAATATAGAGATTTTAGTCTTACTCGGTGATATATTTTGATTTTAGTGTAGGTAACTACGTTAAAGCTTACGGTACAGCTAAGAATTTCTTTGAGCGATTAGAAAAAGAAACTTCTGTTAAGCAGATTATTTATGTTACTGGTAATCATGACGCTACTATTAATGAGATGGTACGTCAAGATTTAGGTATCAAGAATACACCGCCTAGAGACACTAGACACGCTATATTATGTAGAATAGATAAAGGTGTTATTACTGTAGATGGTACTGATAACCCTAACTATAATATTAAGTTCTTGAGCGACCAGTATACCCCCTCAGTTCCGTGGATAGTTTGTACTCACTTAGTTATAGATGAGTATTACCTAGCCATACATAGTCATGAATTATATGAATGGGGTGAGTCAGCTTGGGCTTTAAAGGAGATATTAGGTTACGAAGAAAACTTCAACATTGAGAAATTTTATGAGTTTATGCACATCATGTTGTCAGCCACATCTACTGCGCTCCACGATTCAGGAGATGCTACTAAACTAATTAGAGAATTTCAAGAAGCTTTCAACTCCAACAGAGTTAAAGTATACATGCCAGTTGTTAAGAGAGCCCTCAATTATATCAGCAAAAGAGTAGAAACAAATTGGTTTACATATATCTTGAAAAAGCAAATTGTTAAGTACATAATAAAGCAGATTAAAAAGGCTAGTAAGAAGTCAGCTAAACGAGATGATACTTATGTAGATAAAAATAGATTAAATAAGTATAGTAAACTACTAGGGTTACATAATCCATATTTAATTTCTGGACATACTCACAATCTAGTTAGAAGAGTATCGAAGAAGCAAGTAAACTTAGGAGCCTTTGTAAAAGGCTCTGTAGGAGCTTTATATACAATAGATTTTAACACTAAAGGGACAACATATCAAATCGCGCAATAGGAGACTAACTTTGAGTGATGAAGTAGAAATATCAGAAGATCTGATTGGAACATATCTAGAAGATGGAAACGGGGACATAGTTCAAATAACTGGTATAGAGATTGTTGATGGTAAAGAAGTTTTTACTTATAGATATTTATATCCAGACAAATCAATTACAATACACTAAAGGAGGATGGTCAGCTGGATAAAATAACGAAGTATAAAATAGGTGATGTTGTTTACAGGGTGGTTGGGAGTGCTAGGACTGGTTGGGAAATTAAAGGATTTAAAGTATCTTCAATATCTCCTTTATTAGATGCTAGATATGATGCTGACTATAATTTAGAATATTCCGTAAAATTAGACTATGTAAGCATTCTACCTTTGGGCGATACTACTAGTGTTAATCAATCGTTGGTATACCCAAATCTTCAAAATTTATCTAAGAAAACTATAGCAGAGTGTAAAGAGCAACTTAAAGCTGAATGCCTAGAGACTATTAAGATTCTAGAAAAGGGTGAATGGGTGTTTGATACTACTGATGGACTGCACAATAAACTACATAGTACAGATAAACCCTACGAAAAGGGAGATACTTTGTATTGGTATAGGTCTTGTTTCCTACCTGAGGTAGATGTTTGTGTAGGTACAGTTAAAGATATATTTGTATCTTGCAGAGATGTGCAGATAGACTGTTTTCACACCAACAAATTTAAAAAATCGTATAGGTACGAAATGGACGGAAAAAATTACGTAACTGGAGAGGAAGACAACTACGCTGACGCCAATTATAATTGGTATAGTCTTGGTATGAATTATGTAGTAACTAGGTCTATACAAGAGCTGAAAAGAATCTTAGGGACACAGATACTAGATTTTTATAGTAGAATACAAAAGGTTAATTCAGCTTATGAGCTTGGGTTAGATGAAAATAGATTGAAGATGTATGATAGGGGAGATTACTATGGTTATTATATAAAGGAGAATAGGAAATTTGAGTAAAATAACACCTGAAGAATTTTTTAACAATGATGAAGTAAAAGTAGATATTTTTAAAGCTAAGTATGCTAAGAGTGGTGAAAGTGTAGATGAGTGTTTTAATCGTATCGCCAGTGAAATAAGTAACTCATTATATAATGATGAGAAAGAAAGAGACTACTGGACAGAGCGATGGACTCAAGAATTATTAGATGATAAATGGAGACCAGGTGGTTCTATTACAGCATCTACTAATAACCCAGAAAAACATATCAGTAACTTCAACTGCACAGCTGATATTATTGAAGAAGATAGTCTAGAATCTATCTTTGAAGTATTTTACAACTGTGGTAAGATAGCAGCTTATAGACAAGGTGTAGGTGTAGATTTTTCTAATACCAGACCTAAAGGTAGCTTTATTAATAATGCGGCTGAAGTTTCAGAAGGAGCTATAAACTGGATGAAACTTTATGATAATTTAGGTAAGACTGTTGGTCAGAGAGGAAGGATACCAGCTATTTTATTTTCTTTAAAAGTAACTCATCCTGATATTGAGGAGTTTATTTCTTGTAAAGATGATATAAATGTAATTAATAACGCTAATATCTCAGTACAGATTACTGATGATTTCATGGAAGCAGTAACAGATGATACTGACTGGACTATGAGTTTTCAAATTGAAGATGGAGATTTGATAGAAAAAACTATTAAAGCTAGGAAGTTAATGAGAATGATTGCAGAGCATTCTCATGCAACAGCAGAGCCAGGAGTACAGTTCATTGACTTAATGAAACAGTATAGTATATTAGAAGCTATGGGGTACCCTATCGTAGCTACAAATGCTTGTTCAGAAGCTCCATTACCAAAGAATGGTGTGTGTCTACTTTCATCTATCAATGTAGGAAAGGTTCCAGCTATTGATGATGAAGATTTCAATGATTATATAAAAGAGACAGCATACTCATTAATACGATTTTTAGATAACGTAGCACAATATGAGCTTAATAATACGCATAAGTCGCCATTAATGGCACAGTATAAGTCAGTAGAAGATTTACGTCAAGTAGGGATTGGGGTTACTAATCTTCATGCATGGGTATACAAACAAGGGTTCGGGTATGATTCAGATGAAGGTGTAGACGCTATAGAGTACTTCTTTAGAGTATTATTCTACTGGGCATTTACAGCTTCTTTAGACTTAGCTAAAGAAAGAGGAGCTTGCCCTGCTTGGCAGAAAATAAGTAATCATGAGGAAATGGAAACTAAGTTTCTAACTAGATTCTTCGATGAGTTCCCTGAATTAAGAGATGAGTATAGAAGTACGGGTTTAAGGAATAGCTCTTTATTATCAGTGGCACCTACAGGTTCACTATCGTTAACCTTTAGTGATGATATATTAAGTACAGGAATAGAACCTTTAATAGGTCGTTATTACTGGCAAAAAACTAGAGCGTTATCTAAAGGTAACTATTATGACTACTACTTTAGAATTCCTGAGACAGTAAAGAAACTGGTATTGGAAGCTATTGACGACCACATAGATATTTATGGTTCTGCAAATGTGGCAGTGGAGATAGAACATAAAAGGATTATATCAGAGTTTCCAGGTTCGGTTCTAGATAATAATGGTAAGGTTGGTAAAGAATTGATTAGTATAATTGATCTATATATCAAACCAGAACAGTTAAGAACAGCATATGAGATAGACCCTTTTAAGAAAGTAGATATGATGAGTAGAGTACAGAAGTATGTTGATGCCGCTATATCAGTGACTATTTAACTTACCTAAAGATTACTTAGTTGATGATATTGAGAAGTTATACATAAAAGCTTATGAGCAGAAATTAAAAGCTATGTCAATCTATAGAGATGGTTGTAGGGAAGGTATACTCATATTTGAGTTTCCTAAGACACCAAAAGAGAAAGAAGTGGTAATCTCTGAAGTAGATACACATAGACCTACTGAGGTAAAATTAGCACACGCACCTAAGCGTCCTAAGACGCTACCGTGTGAAGTGTTCAATACGTTCAAACATAAAGTATTAGTAGGACTTATGGAAGATAAACCTTATGAGATGTTTATCGTAGATACTGATGTTAAGCTTCCTGGTACTGCTGTGATTAAGAAGAACAGCAAACGTAAGTATTCAGTAATTAAAGATGGTGAAGTTTTAATAGATAATATCGTAGCTGATATATCTAATGAAGTTGAGATGATTACTAGATTAATATCTAGTAACTTAAGACATGGTGCACCTATTGATTACCTCATTCAGACTTTACAGAAACTACCTAGTGAAGAGAATAAGTACTGTAACGCTCTAGGTAATGTATTAAAGAAGTACAGTAGGTTAATTTTGGAAAGTGTTGGTGAACAACTGAAAATGTGAGTATTGTGGTGAAATACTAGTTAAGCATGGCGGTTGTTACTCTTGTATGAATTGTGGTAAAGGTGGTAAGTGTTCAATATGAAAAAAGTACAAATACATTAAAGTTAAGCCTGATAAAGATTCACACTTGCGAAGATAGAAAATGGTTGTTGGGTAGAGTTCTTTCAATGGAAATTAAAAAGGAACAGTGAGGAGAGAGTATGACAGTAGTAGCTGGTTTTGTAGATAAAGATAAGACTATTCATATGGCGGCGGATAGCCAAGTAACGAATGGTGNTATAAGTACTATGGGAGTTGATAAAATTTTTAAAAAGAATAATTTTTTAATAGGTGCCACAGGTGCATTTAAAACATTTTTAATTTTAAAGAATAACTTCGTACCTCCAGGACAACCTGATTCTGCAGAAGGTACTGATTTAGATTTTATAAATTCTATTTTTATGGAACACCTTGAAAAATGTTTGAAAGATAATAATGGTATATTTGATGAAAATGGTGATAAGATTAGAGGGTACTCAGAGTTACTTGTGGGGTACAGAGGAAATCTCTATAATATAGACTGTACATGCACAGCTACTCTCATGTATGATAAATACGCCGCTGTGGGTTCAGGTTCTGAGTTCGCATTTGGAGCTATGTATGCGCATCTTCATATTTATGGTACGCGTTCAGTAGAGCCACGTAATTTATTGAAAATAGCAGTTAATTGTGCGAAAGAGAAGAGTATCAGGTGTGGCGGCGATACTATTTATAAAAAATTGGAGTATATAGATAATGCAATTTAAAGATTATGACGATTTTGTAGAACAGTTTACTGACGCTGTTTTAGCCGCGGCTAAAGAGCATTATGATGTAAATATAAAGAATTTCACGCATGATGAAGTAGCCCACCAGATTTTGTTTGAGTACCAACAAAGAACTAGACATCAAAAAATAGCTAGTCAGATAATCGGTATAGGGAATACTTGGAATGATGATGCAGAAGTAATTGATCATGTAAATAGGAAGCTACATACTTATGTAGCTTCATTAAAGGAGTATTAAGTAATGCCAATGTATGAATATGGCTGTATTGAATGCGGTCTGGAATTTGAAGAGTTCCAGAAGATTACAGCAGAACCGCTGAAGGTCTGCCCGACCTGTGCGGGGGAAGTTGAGAGGTTAATCAGTAAAACTTCCTTTGTTTTAAAAGGACGAGGATGGCCTGGAAAAGACCTCACTAATTTAGAAGCTAACAGAAGGTTTGAAGAAACTGGAGTAGATCAGTGGGCTGACCATGACGATTGTGATCCAGGTGGAGTATAGATTATGGTTAACATAGAGGAATTTTTAACTAATCATAACATTTTTTACATAACAGAAGGTGGTAATGTAAAAAGTGATAACATAAATGTGAAATGCCCTCTATGCTTTGATGATCATTCTGAACATATGGGGATAGACCCTGAGACTGGACAGTGGGGCTGTTGGAGAGATTCAACTCACAGAGGTGGAAAGTTTGCTAAGTTAGTGAAACATCTCTTAGGTGTTAGTAGTTTTGAAGCTGAAGAACTCTTAAAGAATAGTGACATAGTTCCAGAGATAGATGAGCTGCTTAACCAAATTAGTGCTGTTCTTACTGAGACCACTACAGTAAATAAGGCTATTACAAAGCTGAGGATGCCTGAAAATGCACGTAAAATAGTCAAGGCAGGTGCTACACTACCTTTCTTAAATTATTTTGTAAATAGGGGCTTTATAGGTAGTACTAAGTTAATAAAGTTTTTAGATGAACGTAAAATACAAGCTTGTATTTTAGGACGATACCCAAACAGACTAATCTTCCCTATGTACTACGCTGGTGAATTAGTTACATGGCAGACTAGAACTATAAAGAATAATCAAGCTATTCCATATATAGATTTGAGTAAAGATGAGTCAATACGACACGTAAAACATACACTGTATAATTTTGATGAACTCTTTGAGACTGGTGGGGATGTTCTCTATATAACAGAGGGAATATTTGATTGTCTAAAAATGGAGTACTACTTACCAAAGGGAAGTAGAGCTACATGTATCTTCACAAAAACAGTGACAGAGTCACAGACTATGTTACTTCAACGATTGAGTGTTAAATTTAAGAAGTTAGTTATACTTCTTGACAGAGATGCTCAATTACAAGCGTTAGAGATTTATACTGATCTACTAGGGCTTCCTATCGAGATTCAAGAACTTCCTAAAGGGTTTAATGATCCAGCCGAACTAAATAAAATAAATATTTTAAAATTAAATAAAAATTATATTGACTTTTAAAATTAAATATGTTAGTATGGTTTTATTAAGTAAACAGTATTTTTATTTAAAGGTGGTAAGTTATGGAAATTATAAATAAATTTAAAGGAACATGTTTTAGTAACTTCTATTTATGTGATATAAAAGCTTGGTAAGTACTTGATGATTATACGTACTTACTTTAGAAATAAAACTGAGGAGTAAATAATGGCGAAGAATGGTGGTGGAGGTAGTATCCAGAAAGCTAAAGAGAAGTTTATAGTAGGCTTTGGACTACTACTATTAGAGAAATTGGCAGAGGTGGACTGGAATGAAGCTGAATTAATAGCTAAAGACGTTCTAAGTAAACCAACAATATCGAGATTGGTAGATGATAATGTAGGCTACAAAACAGTAATGAAGTTAGTGGCATTGATTCCAGAATTTTCAATACAGGATATATTAAAACATGTCGATATTAATGACATCTAAAGTGAATCCAGATAATAATAGTTCAGTATTTATTTGGATAATAGACCCAGAGAAGGTAGCCACGATGTTAGATCAAGGCTGGTGGCTTGTTGGTATTAGATATGGGTACAGGTGGAAGAATCACTTGATGGGATTTTATTTTTGATTAGGAGGTATTAATGTAGACAGAGTGCATAGTATTAGTAATCCTATTGTTTATAGTTTTTATTAAGTTATAGGAGTTTACATGGACGATATATTTGATAGTGATGAAGAAGAATATGAGTTTCCTAGCGGAGATTTAGATATATTTGATAATTTAGAAAGTACTCGTGTAGGTAATTCACATAACCGAGTGACTGAGAAAGACCATCTATCTACAACGTTAGTAGATGTCAAAGAACAATTTGATAAGGATGTAGCTGAAGGTAAATCTTCAGTTCCTGAGAAGTATAAGAAATATGAATATCAAACCGCTATAGGCAGTATCATAAAGGTACAGCTTGATAATCCTTATTTGGATACTTATAGTGTAAGGCAGATTTTACTGGAAATGGGATGCGGCGGACAAGTAGCTACTATTCAGTTAGTAAGTTCTGTACTTAGAACTTACAACCACATAATGTTAGATGAGATACATAAGAAATAGTTTATGGTAGGTCTAAGGTGAAGACGACGGAATGCTCCCGACGAGGGATAAAGCTGAACTAGAAGTAGCCGACGGAGATGTGATGATCACATCTCCACCTACCACCAATTTAGAGTAACAGTTTCATGCGGTGATGGGATAGCTCAAAAATTAGAGCGCATATGGCGGAAAACACATAAAGGCTTAGCGGTATAGGTAGTAATTAAACTACCTCCATCACCGCATGAATTATCTAAAAATAGGAGAGTAAGTTTGGATAGAAATCAAATAATTAATAAGTTAGACTTAATAAAGAAGTCAACTTCAGAAGTACCAGAAATTCTAAAGAATTTCTGTATTAAAGATGGGGAAGCACTGGCGTACAATGGAGTTCAAGCAGCTAGGGTTAATGTAGATGTAGGTAGTAACTTCTGTGTAGATGGTGCTATGCTTTTATCACTTATGAAGAGTTATAATACTCCAGAGATAGACCTAGAGCTGGTATCTTCAGTATTGAAGGTAAAAGCTGGAAGGTCGTCTAAGTTACAGTTATCTACTATGTCACCTGATGATTTTCCTCATGAGTTTGAAGAGGAAGAAATAGTCTCTACAATAGAACTTACTGGAGAGTTTGTAAAGGGTCTATCTGGTTGTTTAAACTCAGTTACAGATAGTTATTCTCATATTGTAGAATCAGGTGTCATATTAGATATAACAGATGGTATGTTAAGACTATTCTCTACTAACTCAACGAGCATTAGCTCATTTGTTGATAGTAGAGAAATAAACTGTGAGAATGGTGAGTTTTTAATGCCTAAGTTATTCTGTGAGATGGTTATTAACTGGTTCAATGTCTTTAAAAAGGAAGATATTAACTTAACTATTCTAAAATGTATTGACTCTAATGAGTACTCAGTTGAAGTTCATTATGGAGATATAGGTTCATTGAAGACTTCAATAACTGATTTTAGAGAAGATGAAGACCCAGATAACCCTATTGATTTCCAAGAAACTATAGATGCAAATACAACAGAGAATCTGTGTGATGTATCTGACTTATTTAAGGAAATTGTAAAATCGTTCTTTCTTAATCAAGGCACATGATGGAGTTAAAGATATTACTCTAAAGATAGCTGATGATAAGATTACGTTTAATACTGTATCTCAAGGGTACGGTATGTTAGAAGATGATATGGCTATTCCAGAAGTAGTTGGGGTTGTTGAGGATTATATTGAAGTTGATGATTTTCCTGAAGGTGAGTTTATGATGAGCTGTCTACTACTTAAAAGAGCCTTAAAGATAGTTGAGAAGTTTTCTATTGTTAAGAGAGGCGAGGAGTACTTATTTTATGGTGAGGCTGGCGGCTTTAAACATCTAATAAGTGCGGTGGAGTAAATATATGTCATTTTTTAAATTTAAGAAACCAAAACATACAGGTGAAGTACTAGCATATGGTAAGAATGTGGCTGTGAGAGACTTCTTCTCATCGCCAGCACATGCAGTAGAATCCTTGTTTGAGAGAGAATCATTTGAAGGTGATGTATGGGAACCTGCTTCAGGGCAAGGAGTAATGAGTAGAGTAATAGAGAATTATAATGAATGTTATTCTAGTGATATTAGAGAGAACTGTTATGGTGAAGGAGATTTAGATTTTCTACACACAGACACTGATTTTGAAGTAGATAATATTATAACTAATCCTCCATATATTTATATGAGGGATTTCATAGAAAAAGCTAAGTCAACGGCTACAAGGAAGATTGCCTTCTTATCTAAACTATCGTTTTTAGAAGGTAAGAAAAAGTACCCGATGTGGAAGGATACAGAGTTTCCATTTAAATGTGTGTACGTATTTTCAAAACGATTGAACTTCTTTGTAGAACAAGAACAACGTGAAGTAGATGGTTCAGTTGGGTATGCTTGGTACGTTTGGGATAAGAACTATAAAGGTGCGCCTCAAATTGAATGGATAAAAGGATAGATAAGATGTCATCAATAACAAGTGCTTTAGTTAAAAAACAATTGATAACTCCACCTAAGTTCATTAGGGAGAGTGTCCAGTTTGAAGTACAGACAGGTTCTGTTGCTTATGGATGTTCAGGCGAGACTTCAGATATTGATGTCATGGGTTGGTGTATTCCGCCTAAACATACATTATTTCCACATCTAGCTGGTAAGATTCAAGGTTTTGATAAGGATATGAGTAGGTTTGATCAGTATCAAAAGCATCACATAAAGGATATATCAACTGATAAAGAGTATGACCTAAGTATTTACAATATAGTAAAGTACTTCAGGTTAGTTGCAGATAACAATCCTAATATGATTGATAGCTTATTTGTACCTAGGAGATGTGTTCTATTCTCTACAGAAGTAGGTGAATTAGTTAGAGAAAATAGGCATATCTTCTTACATAAAGGTGCGTGGCACAAGTTTAAAGGATATGCGTTTAGTCAATTACATAAGTGTTCAAAGCAAGTACGTGAGAATCCTGAACGTCAAGAGTCTATTGATAAGTATGGCTATGACGTAAAGTACGCGTACCATATAGTAAGATTACTAGATGAAGTTGAGCAAATACTGACTGAACACGACTTAGACTTAGAACGTAATAGAGAGCAATTGAAAAGTATTCGTAGAGGTGAGTGGAGTTTAGAAAAGATTCAAGAGTACTTTACAGTTAAAGAGAAAGATTTAGAGTCTGCATATAGTGCGTCTACACTACCACACAGACCAGGTGAAGATAAAATAAAACAGCTTTTATATGATGTACTAGAAGCACACTACGGTTCATTAGAACAAGCTATTGTTAAAAATGAAACAGTAGTTATAAGAGAGTGTTTAGAGAATATTATAGCTAGTGCGGAGAAGATTAAAAAATGCAAACGTCAACTTTTAAAAATATGTAGATTCGTCAAAGAGTATGGTGGTACTGCTTACGTTGTAGGTGGTTACGTAAGAGACTTGTACCTAGAACTGGACGACACTCATAAAGATATTGATATTGAAGTATTTGGTATCGCATTTGACAAACTACGTATTATTCTCAAACAGTTAGGAACTATTAAGGAATGTGGTAAGCACTTCGGAGTTCTAAAGTTAGGTGAGTTTGATATATCTCTTCCTAGAACTGAAGTAAAAACTGGTGAAAAGCATAATGATTTTATAGTAGTTACTGATAGTAGACTAACTACATTAAAAGCGTGTTCTCGTAGAGACTTTACTATGAATACGCTAATGTACGATCCATTAGAAAATATATTGATAGATCATTTTGATGCTATAAATACAGATATGAAGCAGAAGGTTATTAGGCATACAAAAGACACTACCTTTGTAGAAGACCCATTAAGGATTTTAAGAGCAGCTCAGTTTGCTTCTAGGTTTAAGATGACAGTAGCTGATGAAACTACGAAGTTATGTAAGTCATTTGTTCATACACTAAAGCACTTACCAAAGGAAAGAATTACTGTAGAGATAGAGAAGATTCTTTTTGGTGAAGAACCATCAAGAGGTTTTAGATGGTTAGAAGAGATAGGTGCCTTAGAAGTAATATTTCCAGAACTTAATGTTTTGAGAAGTATTAAGCAGGGTACTAGGTACCATAGGGAAGGTGATGTGTTTGAACACACTATGTTAGCTTTGGATAGTGTGAAGAAGGAAGATAAAACTTTAACTAGGATGTTAGCTGTACTTTTACATGATACTGGGAAAGCAGTTATAGGGGGTACTCCAGTAGGTGATGACCACGTATCATTTAAAGGTCACGCACAGTATACACGTAAGGCAGAGTCTTTTTTAGATAGACTAACTGTCCCTAGTAATGTAAAACAAGAAGTCATTACTTTATTGAAGGCTCATATGAGACCGTATGACCTTATGGATAGTATTTATAAGAAAGCTCTTAGAAAGTTAGCTGTTATTTTAGATATTGAAGATTTGATGGTTGTCCACAGAGCTGATAAAATGGGTAGGAAAATCATAAATGATTTAACATATATAGATGAAATCTTACTTAAAGCTAAAGAGGTAGAAGATGAGATTAAACCTATAGTGTTAGGTAGACACTTAATAGACTTAGGTATGTCACCTTCTACTGAATTTGGTAAGATTCTTAAAGTGTTATTTGAAGCTCAGTTAGAAGGTTTATTCTCTACATTAGAGGAAGGTTTACAGTACTTGGAGAGTAATGGCATTTCTAAATTATAAAAAAAGACCTAAGAAGTCAACTAAGAAAGTACGACAAGCTAAGGTAGCTAAGAAGTTTGGCTGTAAGGTTTGTCGGTATAGACGTGTAAAGGAACGTAATGCGGAATTAAGTTGTCTTACCCTTCCAAGGGGTAGTAAGAGTCCTGAAGTATACATCTTAGGAGGTCAGTTTGGAATTGAAGGTAATTTACTAGATAAACTAAAACGAGGCACTTCATTAAAAGATGTTGCAATTAGAGTCGGTAATATAGAACTTTGTTCTACTACTTTTAAACAGATAGTGCCTGATAAGAATGTAGTTGACTGCTGTAGGACTAATGTAGAAAATGATATTTATTTATCTAAACCAAAAATAGTAGTTGGTTTAGGGAAAGCACCCCTAGATTGGATGATAGGTAGAAATCTTATAATGTGGCAACGAGGTAGAAAGTTTCCATGTAAGATTAAAGACCATACGTTTTGGTTTATACCTATTCATTCTATGACAGAGATACTAGATCAGCATGAAGAACAAAAAAGAGACTATACTGATCTAGATGCTATCACGGTTCGAGATTTAAATTTTATTCATGAAACACTCTCTGAAGTTCCAGAGGTAGTTGTTCCAACTGATGATAATTTTAATCTGAATCCGACGATAGAAGAACTACAAGAGTTTCTATCGTCGGATGAACCTGTAGCTATAGATATAGAGACGACAGGCTTATATGCCTTTGAAAAAAACGCGCGTATACTAAGTATTGCGTTTAGTCGAGAAGATGCCCATATGGGCATCCTCGTAGACCATATAAGCCAAAATAAGCTATTAGCAAAGCAAGTACATAACACGCTTGAGGAGTTTTTCAATCGTAAAGATGTTTTAAAGATAGCACATAATGTTAAATTTGAGATGTCATGGTTAATGAAGTATTATGGTGAGAGTATCCTAGATACAGATTGGATGGATACTATGACTCAAGCCTACATTATAGATGAGAGAGCTTGTAAAGAAGTATCGTTATTAGGTCTTGATGCTTTATGCCAGGAACGACTTGGTTTCAAATTGAAAGAGTTATCTGATATAGATATTAAAAATTTAGAAGCTCAACCTATTAAGAAACTTTTATTATATAATGCAAGGGATACTAAGTATACGTATTTGTTATATAAAAAGCAATTAGATATAATAGATGATATTAAAGATAATGATAAGTTAATAGAACTGATAGACCATCATGTAGAGGTCTCAAAGACCTTAGCAGTTACAGAGTCTAGGGGAGTTTTAGTAGACCAAGAAGAACAAGCTAGACTTTACGAAGACATAATGAGTAAAATCAATCCGTTAGTAGAACAGATAGAAGCTATACCAGAAGTTATAGCGTATAAAGCTGCTAATAGGAATAAGTTTAAGTATGGAAGTACAGCGGCTCTAACTAAGATATTTAGAGATTACTACAAAGAAGAATGTTTAGGTACTACTAAGGATAGTTCATGGAAATTTGATGATGAGATTCTAAGACAGTACGCTAAACGTGGTAATCCATTAGCGAAGTTGTTGCCTAAATTCAGGAAACATGATAAGCTAAGGTCTACTTATATAGAACCAGTAGCTACACATATGTACGAAGGATACTTACATCCTAATTTTAACTCAATGTTTACTGCTACCGGTAGGTTTAGTTCTGATAAACCTAACATACAGAACTTCCCTAGTAGAGCTAACAAGCATGTTAGAAAGATGATCACAGCTCCAAAAGGACACTGGTTTGTAGCTTGTGATTATGGACAGTTAGAGGCTAGAGTAATAGCTATGGTTACAGGTGAGTACAAGATTGTAGAATCTGATATTCATATGGAATGGGCTATAAAGACAGCTCAGCTTTACCCTTATGCGGCTGGAGTAGAAAAGTTTGAAGATTTAACTGATGATGCTTTAAAGAAATTTAGAAAAGGAATTAAGAATTCATTAGTATTTCCTCTATTCTATGGTTGTAGTCATTACAAGGTATCGCAGTTATTAGGTATTACTATAAATGAGTCAAAGTACCTATGTGACTTATTCTGGGCTGAGTTTCCTAAAGTTTTAGCGTGGCAGAAGAAAGTGAGTATATTGTATAGAACTCATGGGTACGTAGAGTCATTAACAGGTAGACGACGAAGAGCTCCTATTGCTCATAATCAGATTATTAACTCACCTATACAGGGTGGAGCGAGTGATATAGTAGTTATGGGTATGGGTCAGGTTGGCTCAGTTAGCTAGAAAACAAGGTAAAACCTTATCTACATCCAGTATTAAATATTCATGATGATCTCTCGTTCTATATACCAGATGAACATTTAGAGGAATCATTAGATATAATAGAAGAAGAGATGTTAAGACAATTACCATTGATGAATGGTGTGAAATTAGATATAGAAATTTGTATCGGTAGGAACTGGTACGAATTAGAAGTAATATAAATAAAGGAGGTAGTAAATGTCAGAATTAGATGAAAGAAGAGAGTTGAACAGAAAAGTCAAGAGGTACGCAGAGCTGTATTCACAGATGAATACAGGTACAATCACACAAGACGAACTAGCAGAGTTCAGTGAGATTGGAGCAACAGTATCACATGAGTTACTTAAGTCGAGCATGTGGAGTGTGAGGATGAGAATGTGTGGTGCGTGTCACTATATACAGAAGAATATTGTATTTGGGAGACCTCATATAAAGAAATGTAAGAAGAAAAACTTTATAATGACGAAACCATGTCAGAAGGCTTGCTCGCAGTTTGTAGCTGCGAGCAATGCTTTAACTATTATCAAGTAAAAGGAGGGTAAATGGGGATTGATAAAGTCTATAGACCAAGTACTTTAGATGAGGTACTTGGTCATAATTTAATAAAGAACAGTATTCAGGGAGCATTTGAGTGCGAAAAAGTACCTCATGCATTTCTGTTAGTAGGGGAAACTGGCTCAGGTAAGACTACTATAGCTAGAATAATAGCGAATATGTTGGGTGTTAATAGGTATGGTAGAACAGAAACAGACTCAGCTCTTCTTACTGGTATAGATGCTATGCGAGAACTCATACATGCTAGTAGACATAAGTCTATAATTAAGGGATGTGATAAGAAGTTTGTTATTATTGATGAGGCTCATTTAGTAACTGTAGCAGCTCAGAACGCTCTACTAAAGGTGTTGGAAGAGCCACCAAAGCATTTATACTTTGCTCTATGTACGACTAATCCTGAAAAGATTATTCCTACTGTTAAGAATAGATGTATAAGTTATGAGTTTAAGAAGTTAGAAACATCTGATATTATTAAGATATTAGAGCGAGCCTGTGAGGGCGAGGGTGCTAAGAGGACTAAAGCGGAGCTTAGTCTGATAGCACAGGTAGCTGATGGTTCTCCTCGTAATGCATTAACTTCATTAGAGAAGTGCTTTGAGTGTGAAGATATAACAGAAATACGAGAGATGTTAAGTGTACCAGAAGAGAACGGTACAGTTTATGAGGTATGCAGAGAGTTAGTAGGAAGTAGACATTTTGGAACATGTGCTAAGATTATTAAGAAGATGAGTAACTCTGATGCTGAGGTAGCTAGAATCCATATAGTAAACTACCTAAATGGATGTTTACTTAAGGCTAAGAAAAAGGAAATAGCACAGAGGTTCTCCGAGTTAATGGAATCCTTTATATTAGAGTTTAGCCCAGCTACAGCAAAAGCTGAACTGACTTTAGCTGTTTCAAGAATTTGTAATTAAAAATTAAAAATTATATTGACTTTTAAAATTAAATATGTTAGTATGGTTTTATTAAGTAGTTAAGCTATTAAGCTAGTTACAATGGAGTTTCCCTCCCCTTTGCTTCCGTTGTAGCTAGTTTAATATAGATATTAGAAAGGGATATAAAAATGATAGATACAACAATTGAAGAATTACGAGACAATATAGTAATAGATGAGTACAAGTTAGATGAAGCATGTAGAAACAACGGGCAACTCTCTCTGATAGTTGGTAGTAGATATGCTGAAGTAGTAGCAAAGAGAGATACTGCTAAAGTTAAGATAGAAGAAGTTAAAGCACAAACTGTGCGACGAATTCTAGCAGAAGCTGGGACTCAGAGACCTACTGTGAAAGAGATAGAGAGTGAAACCACCACTGACGCTAAAGTTATGAAAGCTCAGGAAGATTACCTAGCATATAAAGCTGAGGCCGATCAGCTGAAGGTGTTAGTAGATGCTTATATAACAAGAACTTCTATGTTGAAGATATTAGGTGATTTGTTTATTCATAATTATTATTCAGAAGTAACGTGTAAGAGTGCTGAAGAGAAGGCTTCTACTGTAGTAGAAAAACGCTTAAGAGACAGTAGAAGGGAGAAGCGAGCGTCAGTGGTTTAATAGGTATTTGTGGTGCCTGTACCTTGTAGCGTGGTTAGCATCACATACGTAATAGAATTAGCTTAGCGTAGCGCAGTCTGGTAGCGCACCTGCCTTGGGAGCAGGGGGTCAGAGGTTCAAATCCTCTCGCTAAGACCAAATTAAAATGCTGATGTAGTTTAACTGACTAGAATGCCTACCTTGTAAGCAGAATGTTGAGGGTTCAAGTCACTTCATCGGTTACAGTTATAAAATAACATGTTCACTAGTAGCTCAGCGACAGAGCACTTGACTGATAATCGAGAGGTCGATANTTAAAATCTATCTCAGTGAACCAAATATTCTGACGTAGCTTAATTGGTAAAGCAGTGGATTGTTAATCCGAAGAGTACACGTTCGAGCCGTGTCGTCAGAGCCAAGCATAACAGAAGTACTTTAGCGGGGTTGAGCAACGGTAGCTCATCAGGTTCAAATTCTGAAGGTAGAGGATTCGACTTCCTCCCCCGCTAAAGTACTTCTTCTATTAAACAGGAGATTACCATGGGAGTAAAGACAATGCTTAGAGACGAGAATAATAAGTTAAGATTATTGGTATTAAATCCAGGTAATTACAAGTTCAAGAAACAATGCGCAGTATGTGACCATATAGGAGTACCACGGGAATGCTACGTATGTCTTACTAAATTTTTAGAAACAATGGGAAAAGAAGAGTAAACTATGAATATATTACAAGATTATAAAGAAAGGTATGATAAGTTATTTTACTTTAGTTAATAAGTAGAAAGTGCAGTATTAAGCAGTACAAAATAAAATAAATTAAGTAAAAAAGGAGAACTATCATGTACGAATATTTAAAAGGCTCGGCAGAGGCGTTAAACTACACTGGGTTATATGTTATTATAACCATAGCGAGTTTAATATTTATTAAAGTAGTAGTAGCGTATCTACTAAAAACATACTTTAATATAAAGATTAACTACGATGTAAAAGTAAAAGAGATTACGTATAAGATTAAGTATGAGTCGAAATTTGAATATTTTCAAAGAGTTGGAAATTTGAAAGAATCACTTAATACATTAGGTCAAGATTACATAGATAATCTCAAGGAGAAAATCATACATGGCAGTAAAGGACAGAGCATTCAGGAAGAGAACCAAGGAGATGGTGGAGAAACAGCAGAACCAGAGCAGTTATAAAGAAAGGGAAACCTTTTTTAAGAGCCCTCTCAAGGAGTTTATTCCCCAAGAAGGGCAGAACACACTAAGGATTGCACCAGCACTATTCGACTTTGATGCTTACGGTGATAGTTTTGGTATTGAATTGTACGTACATTTTCAAGTAGGTGCGAACGAGGCAAGAGTACTCTGTAATCAGAGTACGTATGGGGAAGCCTGCCCAGTTTGTGAAGAAGCGGCAAAGGCAAGAGCTGATGGTGATGCGGAGTACGCTAAGTCACTAAGACCTAGTAAGAGATACCTCTGTTATGTAAAGTTAGTAGAGAAAGGACACATGTCTGAAGATATTCTGATTTGGAATATGCCAGGCTCAGTTGATAGGTCTATTAATGGAGTTGCCAAAACACTATCAGGAAAACTCATCTATTTTGATGATGATGAGGAAGGATGCGTACTAGGATTCACTAGAACAGGCAAAAACCTTAACACAAAGTATGATGCCTACCAAATGGATCCAACTCCAATGCCTCTCTCTGCTGTAGATGTGGAGTGGTTAAAGAATAACCCTATTGATGAGTTCTTAATTAATAGAACTTACGAAGAAGTTGCTAAACTCTTCCATGGCAGGTCAGCCACATCTACAGCCGTTGCTACAGAGATAGCAACTGCTGAAGTAGAGAGTAATGTAGGTATATATGATGCAGAGGATATAGCATCATTTAGCCCAGACGAGGTAGAAGAGATTCTAGTAGATGAGTTCGGTCTAAATATAGAAGGTTTAACACCGGAAGAGCAATTAGAACTTCTGCATGAGGAGTGCGGTGTACCAGTTCCAGAGAAAGAAGCTACAGCTGATGAAGCTAAAGTAGCTAAACTCAGGAAAAGGAAGCGTGCTTAGTTAGTTTAATATTTATAAAGTTGGTGGCTGACCTCACATTAGACAACCGCCACCAACTTTATATTTGCGTAACCTAGAGGTAGACTGAAAAATAAAGTAAGCGAATTAAATTAAAGGGTTATGTCAAATTACATTAAAATATAAGGATACCGAATGGCAAGAAAGAAAGCAAATAAGGATGAACTGGAAGAAGTAGAAGAAGTAGAAGAAGTTGAAGATTTATTTAATAGAAAAGAAGAACCGCTAAGATATATTAGTACTGGAGTTACTCTAATGGACTGCGCTCTTGGAGGAGGCTACCCGTTAGGGAGAGTAACTAATTTAGTTGGGGACAGTTCTACGGGAAAGACATTACTGGCTGGGGAAGCTTCTATTAATTTTTTCAAAGAGTACGAAGATGGTAATTGTTATTATAAAGAAGCAGAAGCAGCTTATGATTTTGAATATGCTAGGCGGCTAAAGGTACCTGTAGATAAGATAGATTTTGTAGAAGGTATAAATACAGTAGAAGCTCTTTTTGATAAAATGCACGAGATAACAAAGGATGTAAAGGTACCTCAATTATCAATTATAGATAGTTTAGATGCATTACAAGCTACAGAAGCTCAAAAAGAGGATAAGAAAGCAGTTGGTGGTTATATTCAGGCTCAAAGAGCTAAGCTAATAGGCGAGTACCTTCGGAAAGTTCTACGCCCACTAGCAGAGAGTGGCACTCATTTTTTAATTGTATCCCAGATACGTCAGAAGTTGGATGTTATATTTGGTAAGACACAGACACGTAACGGAGGAAAAGCTTTACAGTTCTACTCTAGTCAAGTTATTTGGTTGAATTTTATTAAGGCTATCAGTAGAACATATAGAGGACAAAAGCATAAAGTTGGGAATGAAGTTCAAGTAGAGATAACTAAGAATAAAGTGGGAATGGCTTATGCTAAATTCAATATAGACGTTATACCTGAGCATGGTGTAGATGATATAACTAGTAATATTAAGTGGTTGAAGAAGTATAAGTACTTAAAAACACCGAGAGTGTTAGCGTTTGCAGATGATTTACGTGAACGAAAGGATGTCGAAGGCATACAACAAATTAAAGATATGACTATTGAAAAATGGGAAGAAGTTAAGCAAGCTATTGGGTGTAGTTATTCTAAGTATTAAGGAGAGCTGATGACGTTAGCAGAACATAAAGCTGTAAAGAATATGAACGATAATTTAGAAAGTATAGCTGAGAGCCTAAAGGTAATGGCTAATTTCTGTAAACAACAACCGGCTAAGAAGAAAGTTGTGAATACACAACAGGGTTCTTAGCTGAATTTATGGGACGTTAACAGTTTTGAAATGCACGGCTTAGTGTCAGAGTGGTCATTGTGTAAACCGTCATTGGTTGAATGGTTTACTAGAACCGAGCTTTAGTAAACCAGTATAGGTTCAATTCCTATCAAGCTATGCATTTCAAATTAACAGGTTTCGTATAAAGAGTATGCCTGGATATGGTTCCGGGAGGTGCTGATGTCGATTTCAGCAACCTGACCATTTTAAAGCGTAGTAGTTAAGTGGTAAGACAGGAGACTTTGATTCTTCCGTTCGCACGTTCAAGTTAGAAGCCTACGCTTTCAACTATAGAGGAGATTCATGGCGAATAGCAAGCAGAAAGGAAGTTCGTTTGAGAGGTTAATGTGTAAGAAGTTATCATTGTGGGTTACTGGTGGTGACTCAGATAGTATCTTCTGGAGAAGTGCTATGAGCGGCGGTAGGGCTACTGTAAAACAGAATAAACTAGGTTCAGGAGTAGGTGCTGGCGATATATCGGCTGTAGAGGAGAGAGGATACCCCTACATAGATAAGTTTGTGTTTGAATGTAAATCTTATAAGAATATTAAGTTATTCTCTTTATTTACAGGAACTCCTAAAGAAGGTTCTATATACGATTTTTGGACAACAACAGTTAAGTTAGGGTATCAGTTGAATAAGAAACCAGTTGTACTAGTTAGAGAGAATAATAAACCTACTTTAATAGGTTTATTTTATAGTGGGGCTTTTCTTTTTGATGTAGAGAAGATAGGCGCATTTCCACAGTATAATCTAGTACTTTGTGTGTTAGATGAGTTTATTAAGAACGTTCATCCAAGAGCATTTCTTAATAATTATAAATAGTAGTTATTAGTACAAAGAGAGGAGTTTTATATGAAGGTTATTGAGTTATTAGATATTTTAAAAGATGTGTCTCAAGACGCAGAAGTAGTGCTGTCAAAGGATTCAGAAGGGAATGCGTACCATAGATTGACTGAACAGGGTATTTCTATAAACCGTACTTACAATAAAAATGATGGGTACTACATTGAAGTTATCTATGAGAAAGAATTAACTGAAGAATTAAAAAGACATAGGTACACAGAAGAAGATGTATTGACAGTAGAAGATGGCGGTGTAGAATGCATCGTATTTTACCCATAAGGAGAACTAAATGACTGATCGTAATTATCAAGACGAAGCTTTTATATTGGCTTTAAAAGCAGATGTACACATGCTTAGAATTAAACAGGAGTATATTGAGCAACACCCAAGTGATCCTCGGGCTGTACAAGAGTATGAAGAGGCGATTGCTGACTTATTAACAGCTATAGAGGATAACTAATTATAAAGGAGAGTTTACATGACGAGGCGAAGGTATATTGATGAAGTAATCGAAGTTCAAGGATTTAAGGATTTACATCTAAAGCGTCATGAAACGGCTCTACTTAAAGAAGAGAGTGATAGAAGAAAGGCTATCAATAGAGAGATAGTAAAGAATGGTAAGAAGGAACCCTTCTTACCTATGATACGCCCTAGGTATCAGGATATATTATCACACTGGAAGGTAGCTTTGTATAGGATAAAAGCTCATAACAATCAGTTTGTTGTTATAGCTTCTAGCACAGTTTACAAGCCTGGAATGTCTGTCCCTATAGATTGTAAGATATATCGTAGTAGTGTAAAGGCATTTGATGCCTATGACATTGCTATGAATAATTTAATTAAAGAATTTGATTTACAGAAAGATAATCCACAGTCAGCACCGATGCTACCAACAAGTTCAGTTGATAGATTACCTGACTATGACATTTATGAAAAGGAGAAATAATTGTCTTTAGAGGGTAAGATACCATACGGAGTTTATTGCTACGATGATAAAGTATGCCCTTATTGGTATTACAATAAAGAGCAACCACCTCAAATGACAGGTGGTTGTACCTATCTAAATACTGGTGATTGGGAAGAAGGTGGTACAATGCTTCTATTTGATCAAGTTAAAGAGTGTGGTGTTAACGAGTATCACTGTATAGATTGTTTTTATAATTATATATGTAAAAATGTAGATGGAGATTTTGAAAGTCTTAATTGTTGTGAACTATTTAAGAGAAAGGAGAAATAAATGAAGAAAATACTAATGGTCGTAGTAATAGCAGCACTTGTGTTAGTGGGATGTAAGTGTAAAGCTAGTGTTACTAAAGAAGCACCTAAAACAGAATTAAAGCATACCTGTAAAGAGACTAAGAAAGTAGTAGAAGTATTGTCCTATAAGGTTCGATACCTAAGAGATGGTTTAACACCAGAAGAGATATTTAAAGAGACAGTTCAAAATTATGAACAGTACGAGTTGATTGCGTATACTGTTAATCTAAAAAAGAGTACTGTAGAGTATGTTTACTACATATTTCATTTTGTACATAAGAAGTAGTAACTAATGCAGACTAATACAACATTAGAGGAAATATAATGGAAGAATTAGATACAGGCTATTTAGTAACGACAGACTTACACTTAACAGATAAGAAGGAAGATGAGTATAAGTGGTCTATATTTAAAAGTATTACTGATTACGTTACTATAAACCATGTTAAGACGCTAGTGCTATGTGGCGATCTATGTGATAAGAAGGATAGGCACACTTCTAAATTAGTTAATCGTATATGTGATGAGTTAGAGAAGCTATTAGAGATTTGTCCTTGGTTGGAGATTCATATATTAAAAGGAAATCACGACTACTTAGATTCAGATTTCCCTTTCTTTCGCTTCTTGAAACTCCACCCAAATATTAGGTACATCTGTTCAGTGACTGTTATTAATAACATAGCTTACATCCCTCACATAGATTTTAATCGTGATGATAAGAACTTACACAGTATAGAGACGTTAAACACCACATCTATTAATGTATGTTTTATGCACCAGACAGTAGTGGATACTCCTGTCTATGGAGGAAGCTCAGTAATAGAAGCAGAGCCGACTCTGAAAGATTTTGTAAAGCAGTTCGATACTGTATTTTGTGGTGATATACATGTACCACAGCAGATAGGTAACGTTGTCTACATAGGCGCACCTACAGCACATAAGTATGGTGATGAGTACCAAGGGAGGATGCTCTCAATAACGGATAACACATGGGAAGAGATACTATTAAATAATGTCCGAAAATGGAATATCACTTTTGAAGGTGATCCCGAAGTATTTAAGGAGTTGGATAAAGTAGATGTAGCTAGAGGAGATATGGTTAAGGTTAATCTAGTCTTCACTGATCATGAGATTAGTGAATATTCATTTTATAAAACTTTATTAATAAAGGAGTTAGAGACTAGAGGTATAATTAAATACAAGATAAACTCTACTGTGAGTAGTACCAGCGGGGATGTAAGACCTAAAGTAGAACTTAAAATAGACACACCTGAGCAAGTCCTTGAGAAGTACTGCGAGCACAGAGAACTTGAGGGTGACTTAATTGAAGTTGGTAAAGAAATAATAGATGGAGTTTAATTGAGAACAGTTAGCCTAGAAATAGAAAATTTCAAAGCAGTTAAAAAGAAACAAGTTATTAATTTTGAGGAATTAGGTAAGTTCGTGCTCATTGTAGGTGACAACGGTGCCGGTAAGTCTACTATACCCGAAGCCTTGTCGTGGGTGCGTAGTGGTAAAACCTCAAGAAAACTTACAGCTACTAGTGTAGTCAACTGGGACAATGAAGGACAGTGTAGGGTTACTGAACACTTTGTTAAAGATGATAAGTGCGGTTATATTACTAGAACACAATCACCAAACAAACTGATACTATCTTATAATGATANAGCAGAAGTAGTTACCCAAGAAGAGTTAGATGACTTTACTGGATACAACTTCGCCACCTACCACCAAGCTGTACATATATGTCAAATGGAAGATAAGTTCATAGACTTAAGAGCTTCTGAAAAGATGCAGATACTTTCTTCTATGTTAGATTTATCTAAATGGGAAGAAGCGTCTAGTAGAGCTAAAGACCTGGTGGATAAACATACCCACACTAAATCATATTTAGAGGGAAAACTATCCGGTTATCAACTCTCTTTAGATATGATAAGCTTTAAGATGATTCAGAACCGGATCAAAGACTATGAAGAGAGACGTAAGCTCGACATAGAACAGGCAATTCTTAAATTAGATAATACAAAATTAAAAATTAAAAAATTAAAAAAACAGTATCATACAGCGTTACTTCATGATGATAAAGTTAGTAAGGTAAAAAGTAAGGCTGTACCTAAGAATGCTAAGTTGATAGAGACATTAGAGTCTAATATTGCTAAGTGTAAGACAACTAGAGCTCCTATATACACAGAGAGTTTAGTTGTACAACAGAAGGAAAAGCAAATCATAAAACTCATAGAAGAGTACGATGTTACTGATGAGTGCCCTACATGTGGTGGGTTCGTTGATAATAAATTTTTACGTGATAAACGTAGAAAGTTAAAGACTGACCTAAAAGAAATTAAATTGAAAGCTCTAACATTAGTAGACAGCCTACGAGACATTCAAGAGTCTATTGATGCACACAAGTCTAAACTCAATGAAGCTTATACTGAACGGAATAAACTTAATAGTGCTACAGATTTTAAAGCCCCTCAAAGTAAAGCTGATATTGATGCTCTGGAAGAGTGGTGCAACAGATACACTGATGAAATATATAAGTTAGAAAACCAAATTAACCCTTATAAAGCGGAGTTAGTCAAAGCTAGGAAAGATAAGGTAAACTTACAGAAGGTAATAAAAGAGAATAAAGAAGAACTTGAAGACATAGAGTACGAGTTAGAACTGCATAAGTACTGGATAAAAGGTTTTAAAGATGTAAGATTATTCGTAGCAGGTGAAGTATTTAAAGAGTTTGAATTTCATGTCAACAATAACCTAGAACTTTTAGGTCTTGAAGGGTGGGAAATAACTTTCTCCATTGATAGTGAAACTAAGAAAGGTAAAGTTAAAAAAGGATTTAATACTTTGATAACCTCACCGCATAATGCGGAACAGGTTAACTTCTTATGTTATAGTGGGGGTCAGTCTCAAAAGATTAGGATAGCTACATCAATGGGGTTGATAGATATGATNAATTCTAATTTAACAGACCCCTGTCCGTTAGAGATATGGGATGAGACTACTACTTGGATGAAGGATGATGGTATAGAAGAGTTTGTTAATATACTAGATACTAGGGCGCACAGTAGGGATAAACAAGTAATAGTAATAGACCATAGAGATTTTACCTACTTATGGTGACTTTTGATAATGTAATTAACGTAAAACTGACAGATAAAGGAAGTCAGTTTGAGGTACTGTAATGACAGATGAAGAAAGAGAAAAAGAGTTAAATAAGAAATTATATGATCTAATTACAGATTTTGTGAAGGATTGCGAACCATTAGAACCTGGGACACAACAGATCGTTAAAGATAATTGGGATGAGTTACCTGCGAAACAAGTTAAGGAGACTAAATGAATGTAGAAAAGATTTTAACACCACGACAACTAGAGATATACAATTTATTAGCGACAGGGTCAACTAGACTTGAGATAGCTGAACATCTTGGGATAGAAAGAGCTTCAGTTACTAAAGAGATTTCTAGGTACAGGAAAAGACTTAAGCTACAACAAGAAACTGTCGAAAGATCGTATGCCGATCAAGTACTCATACAAGGTCTAAAAGAAGAAGTAGCACACTTCAAGAAATTATACACACAGGGTATTAAGACTTCAGTATTTCAGACTAAACTAGAAGGTACGCTTAGTGACATCATCACAGCTAGGAAAATTCCTCAAGATTATTTAGTAGAAGTCCCTTCAGCCAACACTCAAGAAGAGCTCATAGTGTGTCTATCTGATTTTCATGGTGGCGAGTTGGTTAAGAGAGAAGCAATGTTGAACATTAATGCTTACTGTATAGAGATATTTGAAGAGCGAATGAATAACCTATACAACATAGTACTAGAAACTATCAAGACTAAAGGTGTATTTAAGAAGTTACATGTGTTCGGGTTAGGAGACCTGATCTCTAACTCACCTATGATGCATAAGGAACTATTAGCGTCAGGAGTTAATGTCACCGAGCAGAGTATCATAGTGGCTGAGTACCTGTCTGAATTACTATGCAAACTATCCCCTCACTTTGAGACTATAGAGTTCACAGGAGTCGCGGGTAATCACGGAAGAGCTGATTCTCAACGTCAGTACAAAGACGCTTACTCTGGTTTTGATTATCTAGCTATGTTCATGGCTAAGTTAATGTGTGCTAACTTTGAGAACATTTCATTTGATTTACCTAGATGTGCGTTCGCACAAAAAGAAATCTGTGGTAGAAACTTCATGATATATCATGGAACCGAAATCAAACAAGGTTCTATTAAGAAATCCGATTCTTCCTTAACTGAGACTATTTCATTCCATCAACAAAAACATATCCATTATTTAGTACTTGGACATTTTCATACAGCTCTAACTAAAGAAAAAATAGGGGGACATATTGTAGTCTGCGGTTCGATGAAGGGAGCAGGTGAATATGGACTTGGAAGATTACTTACTATAAGTTCTGCTACCCAGAAAATTTTAATAGTTGAACCTGAAAAAGGGATAACTTGGTTTTCTGACGCAGATGTGTCGTAAATATAAAATTATAAGCCTCGTAAGTACATTTTTGGCTTACTAGGTTGTGCCATCTGTAAATTTTTAGCATAAAAGGTATACCTAGGTATACCTAACATCTCGCGCCCATTTCTGGGCATCCTNAGCCTTCTGAGAGCATGTTTTAAAAAACTCAAAATAAAATAAAATAATTAAAAATAAACATTGACAAAATAAAATAAAAATGCTAGTATACGTTATTAGTTTTTAGTATTAAACTATATTAATTAAAATAGGAGAAGATTAATGACTAGTACAACAGAACAAATAATTAAAAGCGGCTACAGCATACTACGTTGGTACGCCTATCATAACTGATGCTCAGTTTGACGCATTGATAGATGATCTACGGTCTAAAGACCCCAACCATTGGATACTCTCCTCAACTGGTTGGGGAGCTATAGATGCACTAGCTGATTTCAAACATTTAGCCGAACAACCTATCGGGTCACTAAGTAAGATAAATCATCCTGATGAAGTGCCTCAGAAAGAGTACACCGTCACACCTAAACTAGATGGTTCTTCTGTGGTACTATATTTCAAGTATGGTGAACTATGGAAAGCTCTCACTAGAGGTGATGGCAAAACAGGCAGAGATGTAACTGACAAGTTAGTACTTATCGAAGAAATTAATTTTCATAGAATAGCTATGTTCAAAAGTGACGTGCCTCTATGGGCTGTTCGAGGTGAAATAGTCTCCAAAGATAAGACTACTAATAGGAATGTAGCTGCAGGTATACTTAATAGGAAAGACATAAATGAAGATATTAAGACTATTAAGTTTGTAGGTTATACTGTAGTTGTAGGTGAAGAAGCTACTCTCCATAAGGAGCTAATGCTCCGTAAGATAAAGGGGGCGGGATTTGAGGTACCTACTTATTATAGACTACAGAACCCTACTCCAGAGAAACTACTGGAGGTATTTGAGACAGCTAAAGAGGATTGCACTGCTGCTATAGACGGTGTAGTACTTACTGATGCTAACAATGAGGAGTTTGCTTATAAGTTCCTAGGTGAGACCGCCGAGGTCGTAATAGAGGACATTATCTGGCAAGCGGGAGCTGGTGGTGCTATAACTCCAGTAGCAGTGTTTTCCCCTGTATATCTAGCTGGTGCTGACATAGGTAAGTGTACTCTACATAACTGGAATAATGTAGTAGCGAACAAGCTAGGTAAAGGTACTACGATAGAGATAGCTAGAGCGGGTGAGGTGATCCCTAAGATGATTACGCTTATAGATAATAGTAACTCTATAGATATACCACTGGAAGTCTGTCCAGAGTGTGGTACTGAAGTTGAACACTCTACAATTAATACAGTAGATAAAGTGTGCCCTAATCCTGACTGCCTACCTAAGAGAGTAGAGCAGATACAGAGACTAAAAGAAATCATAGGTGACGTAAAAGGTTTTGGTGAGTCATATATTAGGCGGTTTCTCACAGAGGAGTGTCCGCGACTAGAGGATGTACTTGAGATTTCTAAAGTGTCAGAGGACAATTCTCATTATATAAAATTGGTAAATGAATTTTTGGAAAAGTTAGAAAAAAAATTAAAAAATATGGGATTGAGTTATTGGGAGTTCCTCTGGGTGTTGAATCTACCTAGTTTGGGTAGGCGTAGTAGTAAGAAAGTAGAAGCTCATAAGAATGATAAAGTCTCTATAACACTCCCCGTTAATGTAGAGAAGTCGTTAGACTTGAATAAAGATTACATTCAGAAACAGTATGAATACTTTAAGTCATATATTGTAGATGAGATTGAAGAGGTTAGTAGGATCAAAGTGTGTATCAGCGGTTCTTTACAGTTTGGTAATAAGAAAGAATTCTGTGAGCATTACCAGCTAGAGCAGGTTAGTCTTACTAAAGCTAATTACTTTATTACTAATAGTAAGACATCAGGTAAGATAGGTAAAGCTAAGAAGAAGGGGATTAAGATATATACAGAGGAAGAGTTTATTAATGAGTTAGATTAAATAAAATAAAATAAAGCTTGCTATTTATTTTTAATTATGCTAAAGTGTTTATATTAGTTAAGTATTTAATAACTTTATTAAAAAGGAGACACCATGAATGATTCAGTAGGTGTTATTATAGGAAGGTTTCAAAGTCATTGCCTATCATATGGACATAAGCTATTAATTAATGAAGTAAGTAAGCTCCATGAGAGAATTGTTATATTAGTATGTGTTTCTAGTACTAAAGGAACTAGAAGGCACCCCCTTGATTATGAAACTAGGTATAGACTACTAAGTAGTCTATACCCCCACGCTATGATTACTCCTTTACCGGATTACAAGTGTGATAGTGACTGGTCAAATGACATTGATGAGCAATTACAGAGAGTTTACCCTGGTAAACCTGCTGTAATTTATGGTGGAAGGGATAACTCATTAGAGTCATATAATGGTAAGCATGGAACGTGTACATTAGAAATTAATGCACATCCAGACATTTCTGCTACTAATATGAGATCGAAAGTGGGACAGGAAGTTATCAACTCAGACCTATTCCGGAAAGGGGTTATTTACTCTACTCAGAATAGGTACCCAGTAATGTATCATGCTGTTGACGTAGCTGTTCTTAGAGAACATGAGGGCAGAATTCAGGTACTTCTAGGAACTAAGTTCGGTGATGGAGAACTTAGACTTATAGGGGGCATCCATGATGTTTACGAAACAGTGGAGGCTCTATGTAGAAGAGAGGTTATGGAAGAAGCTAATGTAGAGGTAGACGGACTCAACTACGTCTCGTCCTACAAGTGCGATGACTGGAGATATAGAGGATGCGAGGATCAATTGGTGACATCTCTGTTTTATGGATGGTACCAGTTTGGTAGAGTAGAATCTAATGATGATCTGGATGATGTTCAATGGTATGATTTAGATGATATATGGAATAGAATAGGATGTGTGATGGAATCACACAGACCTATGATAGTAGATATATGGAAAATAAAAGTAAGGAGGGGGTTAAGGAAATAATTTAAGAATTTAGAAGTAAATATTTTTAGCAAAGAAAAAGATGAAGAAAAAGAAAACAAAAGGAGAATAAATAATGGGAACAGGTAATATCTTACTGATGTCAGATAGTTATAAGACATCTCATTATAGGCTGTATCCAGAAAAATGTGAAACAGTCTATAGTTATTTCGAGGCAAGAGCTAGAAGAATGGTTGATATCACATTCTTCGGACTACAATATCTGATCAAGCGGTATCTAGAAGGTGTAGTAGTCACTGAAGATAAAATTAAGGAAGCCAAGCTGCTTATAGATGCTCACATGGGTAAAGGTATGTTCTACGAGGAAGGTTGGAGATATATCTTAAAAGAACACGGTGGGAAACTACCTATCAAGATATGCGCAGTAAAGGAAGGTTCAGTGCATACTCCTTCTAAGCCTCTAATTACAGTGGAGAACACAGACCCTGAGTGTTTCTGGTTAACTAACTACCTAGAGACACTACTAGTTCAGGTATGGTATCCATGTACTGTAGCTACCCAGTCTAGAATGATTAGAAAGGTAATAATGGAGTACCTTCGTAAAACTGGTACTCCTAAAGATATAGAGCTCAAGCTTCATTGCTTTGGGTTCAGAGGTGTCTCAAGCACTGAGTCTGCTGGGATTGGTAGTATGGCTCACCTAGTGAACTTCAAAGGTTCTGATACCATGGTAGCCAATGTCTACGCTAAAAAGTATTACCATGAAGATATGGCAAGCTTTTCAATTCCGGCGTCAGAGCATTCTACGATTACTTCATGGGGTCGAGAGAATGAGGCTAAAGCTTTTAAGAACATGTTAGTTCAATATAAAGACTCACCACTTGTGGCGTGTGTATCTGATAGTTATGATATTGAGAATGCATGTCAGAATATCTGGGGTGACGAGCTATATGACGATGTGGTAGATTTCAAAGGAATGCTGGTCGTGAGACCTGATTCTGGTGATCCTACGATCACTGTCAAGGAATGCGTAANAGACTTAGACGACGCCTTTGGGCATGAGATTAATGANAAAGGGTATAGAGTACTTAACAATGTCAGAGTGCTTCAAGGTGATGGTGTTGATTTTGACAGCATCAAGAAGATTCTCTTCGTGTTAGAGAGTGATGGGTACTCAGCCGATAATATCGCATTCGGTATGGGTGGCTCTCTTTTACAGAGATTAGATAGAGATATTCATGCATTTGCATACAAGTGCTCTGAGGTAACTATTGATGGTGAAGCTAGAGCTGTATTCAAGAGTCCAATAGGTGATGAAAGTAAACGTTCTAAATCAGGTAGGTTTACTGAAGATTTATACCCAGTGTTTGAGAATGGTGAGCTGCTCGCAGACATTACATTAGAAGAGGTACGTAAAAATACTTTAGCATATTTAAAATAACACTTGACTTTAATTTTTATTTATGTTAGTATGTTTTTACGATTTATTAAAAAGGAGAGTAAACATGGTTAAAAGTAAAAGTAAGTTTAGATATTTGAAGCCACCAAAGAAAGAGGATTTTCCTTCGGTGGAGATAACTAAAGCTGCATATGATGATATTGTATTAATAACTCATATGCAGGATGACTGAAGTTGGTTTCTACATGACAGTAGAAGCTCAGGAGGATAACGTGTATGTTATCACTAATGTGATGCTCCCTCCACAATACGTCTCAATGGCATCTGTTCATATATCAGAGGAGTTTCATGCAGAGTACCAGAAGAGAATAGAAAATCGGTTTGGTAAGGAGAAAGCTGCTAAAATTACCAACACAACCAGGGCTCATGGGCATTCTCATGTAAATATGTCTACAGCCCCATCAAGTGTTGATGAGGATGATTTCAAAGAGAGGAATGATGGCTGTGTTCCTTACTATGTTAGGTTGATAGTTAATAAGAGAGAGGATTTCAACATAGATTTCTTTGATTATAAGAAGGGGATTGTTTACTTAGACATTGGACTTACAGTCCAATTCGATGAAGAACGAAGAGCTTTTTGGGAGAAGGAACTCAAAGAGTGTATTCGTGAGAGACCTATTACGGTCGGCAGTACTCATAAAGATTATATGTTAGAATGGAAAGATGAACTTATCACGGAAATATATAAGATAGCTCCGGGTAAGTTCACTACTATTGATCTAGCTCAGAAGGAACCTGAAGAGCTTTATAATTTAAAAGAGAAGTTACTCATGGGAAAGGTAGTCAGACTACCTGCTAAAACAGGTGATCAGTTAGACTTAAATGTGGTTCATTATCAGGAACTATGCTCTAGTCTAATAACTTTAATTCTAGAGAGTGAGTTTAATCTTTACAGTAAGCAAGAGTTAGAACTGTTGCCCTTAACTGAGTTAGAAGATATATATAAAGGGTTTAACATCATTGAGGATGAAATAGGTGACACAAAATGGCTTACGTAGTAAATAAAAAAGAGTAAAAGGGGTGTTCAAATGGCATTAAGTCACGCTAGGCAGTATAAGTTCATTAGCATGAACGAATTCAACAAAGAAGGACTACATGTTCATGTCGTCGGATGTGGTGCTGTGGGTTCAAAAGTAGCACTGGAGGTGGCGAAGATGGGTGTTGAGACTATACATCTATATGATATGGATAGAGTCGAAGGACACAATCTTGATAACCAAGAATACTGCCGGGAGCACGTAGGAATGAAGAAGGTAGAGGCGTTAGTACTAGAAGTAGAGAGGCAAGCTGAGATGAAGGCTATACCTCATGACTGCGAAGTAGATGAGAATACTAAGTTTTCAGGCATTGTATTCATATGTACAGACAGTATGTCATCAAGACACGCTGTCGTAGATGCTTGTACTAACAACATAAAAGTCAAGTTAGTAATAGAGCAGAGGTTATCTACTATGGAAGGTAGAGTTTACTCTATTAACCCATGTAATCCTCGTGCGGTGGCGAGTTGGAAGGATACAGCCACTTATTCCGACGAGGAAGCAGAGTCAGCTACAGAGATGGCTCTGTGCAGTAGTAAGGTGATGATAAGTAACACAGCCACCTTTGCTAAGTTTTGGATGATCAATTTTTTCATGAAATGGGTTATGTATTATAAGATGGAAGGGGAGTGGGATATTCTTCCAGAAGATATACTAATCTATGATCTAGGTTCTCCTAATATTTGGACGTATAAATATTAGGATATTTTATTAACGATTAATTAATCAAAATAGGAGGTAGTAATTATGAGTAGCAATATAATAGTAGAGGTGCTGAAGCCTGGAGCTTTCACTCATAGAGTGAGCCTATTAGCTGGAGCAACAGTTCAGGACGCGCTAGATCAGGTAGACAATAACTTTATGGATACCAAGGTTGACTGGAGTCAGTTCAACATAACTATTGATGGACGCACAGTTCCTATCAGTAGTAGAGTTAACTCTGGTGAGCAGATCATGTGCCTAAAGCCAAGCGACTCTGGGCAGTAATACGTAGGTGAGTCAGGAGGGCTAAATCCCACGATTAGTAACCCTCCTGACTATAATAAAACATATTAAAAGGAGAAATGTGATGTCTGTTGTGTATTCAGTAGGACATAGTGACTTTGGGAAGTTAGATAATGCTCCTGAAGTACTTGCTATACTACAGAGGTTTACCAGCAATGGGGCCTGTAGAGGACTAGTCAGTAAAGAGTCACTTTTGAGTGCTATAGATTCTAAAGCTGTAAATATTGTTGAAGTAGAGGGCTCTACTCAGGCAGGCGTGATACATGTAGAGCTTAGAGAAGTAGTCGAAGAGGTTGCAGAAGAGCAAGAGTTCAAATATAAATGCTATGTGCCCCATTGGGACACTAGTGACGGTAAGATATTTTCTGCATTTCATCAAAAGAATGTTCTTCTAAACACACTTCATGCTTTTACGCAGAAGTTGTGTAAGAATGTTATTTTAAATGAAGGTACCAGGAAAGAATCTGGGCAGTTGGGACGAAACGCGGGTATGTTCTACATCAGGAACTGTGATGTTGCTATACCCTTACCAGAGTATGATAGACAACCTAAAGAAATAGCAGGTATCAAGACTAACCTGCTGACAATCAGTCCTACACAGTATGGCAGGGTCTTTAAAGACCCTCAGAGTGGAGTAGTACTAGCAGAACTCATTGAAGGGAACCACCTATACATTTTGTTTAATGTATTCAACTCTGATGTGTTTACATTAGAACAATCTAACAAAGTGTTTGAGATGATACTTAATGCTGTGTTAGAGGATAAATTTGAAGAACAAGAAGTTGATTGTGAGCAACTTTTTATAGATAAATGTTTAGGTAACTCGAATAAGTTGTTAGAGCGGTACACGGCTGAGGCATCTTTATCTGAACAGAGATGTAAAGAGCTGGAGTTAGCTCTTACAAAAGAGAAGCGAAAGTATCTAGAGGCTCAGCATATTATACAGAGATTAGATAGAGACGTAAATGGTGAGAAGTATAAAAAAGACTTTGCAACCATCAATAGATTACCCCAGATCAGAAAGGTTATCATAGATAACAAGGGGAAACTGGGTTTCTTCACCAATGACATAAAATGTAGTTACATTGGTGATGACGAAGTGTACAACATTGGACGCTTCTACATAACAGTAGATGATAGTGATTTTCCTGAAGGTAACAAGTTTTATAACATGACTGACAGACTAACAGGACAGCAAGCACCTCATGTGTGGTCTGGGGGAGACCCTTGTTACGGTCAGAATGCGGACTTGTTTACGGACGTAATGGCGCAACGAGACTACGTCTCGTTAGCTAATATAATTGTCCAATTCTTAGAGAACGCAACTCCAGGAGACCAGTTAGGCGGTTTATTGAGTGAGTTTAGACTTGAGGGCGAGCCACGGAGAGAGTACCCATACGACGGGTTAACTATACCATACCTGCCCCAAGAAGTAATAGAGGAAATTCCATCTGAGAGTCTAGTGGGGATTAATGACCCTGCATTAGATGCTGATCCAAACGATCAGTTCGTATTAGATGAGAACAACTACATAGTATTACAAGCTTAGAAGTAATTTTACTAACGAAGTAATAACCTAAAGGAGGAGTAAAATGCCAGTATTTACGACAGAGCAGGAAGTGAATCTCAATGATGAGATCGAAGGTGCAATACGAGTTGAAGTTGAGGGTATTGTTAGCAGGCTCAAAAGACGTGTTATAGAAGTTGTGGAAGAAGCAGTGGAAGAAGCAGTAGAAGAAGTAGAGGATGTATGGGATGCTGAAACAGAGTGCACCTGTGAAGATGGGGCAAGAGATAATGACACTGTTGCAACAGATCATCAAGTTAGTATCGCATCTCTTAAGAGAGTGAGAAACCTCATAGATTGGGGTGAGGGTATTAACGAGAAAGCGGGAATCGTCTGTTTCCTTAATGATGTAATAGCAGCGCTGAGTGGTGATTGCTAGGATTAACTGTTTTGAGAGGGGTGTTCTATATGTTCGCACGCCCTCTATTATATAATATGCAGGGTAGTACTATCAAGCAGTAGGAGGTGTGTCTCCTACTGACTTTCTACGTTCCAGTAACATACAGCTACTCAAAACAGGGCTCTATAAATAGAGCCCTGTTTTTATATGTGAGGGAAGTACCTCAATATATTATTATGGCAATGGTAATAGCTAAAATTTTCACTTTTTTAGTTAAACCTATACTACGCTATACCTATAAATTTAAAGCCATAAATGACCCCTTTACGTGCCTGTAATGTAATTTAATAAAATAAATAGCAGTATTTAAAATAAAGCTTGCTATTTATTTTTAATTATGCTAAAGTGTTTATATTAGTTAAGTATTTAATAACTTTATTAAAAAGGAGACATCATGAATGGTGTCAATGAAAAGATAAATTTTGATTTGAACACAGTGGCTTGTTTAGATGGTATAAACAAGAATAAGTCAGGACATGTAATAGTACAGTTACCCTACGAAGATAGTGAGAGTAAGTTTGCTAAAGTAGACTTCACATTCACTAGGAAAAGAAAAGGATGGCATCTTACCGATATTAGACATTCTGACTGGACTCAGCAACACCCTGAGATCAAGAGATACTTCGGGGTAGCTGAACCAATGTCTTTAGAGACCCTACAGTCAGTATGGCATTCTACTTTAGTAGACTATTGTCATGTTGTAATAGAGGAAATTGAGCGAGAATTCAGGGAAACTGATGAGAGTGAGAGTTACTACATCAGAGGTTTTTATTACAATAAAGTCCATAAAAACATCACCCTCAGAGGTGCGGCTGATACGCATAAGTTCAACGTAACTGCTCTAACAGGTAGTATCTTCATGAGGATACAGGATTACACTGAAGACTTAGAGCAGCTCTCTCTATGTGATCTAATCATCTTATCTAACATGTTAGATGAGATGCATAGCACTTTTATAAACTGCATTACTCGTACTGATGAAGAACAAGAAGAGGCTTACGAGGATGCGATTTGTGAAGTGTGTGGAATTCATATGGAAGCTGATGAGGGCGAATGCCCCTGCCAGTTTCCAGGAACATATGAGTATATAGAAAGAGTGAGGCAAGAAGAAGGTGATTCAAAACTACATAGAGAACAGGAGAAATAAAAGAAATGATTGAGCAGAAAGAAATAAAAGTGGTGGTAGAGTGGGGGATGACTACTAAGAATAGGCGAAAAGCCTATAGAGTTGGGAGGATAGAAACAACACCACCTCTCTACATAGCTAGTCGTTTAACGAAGAGTAGACTCATTGATAATAGTTTGGTCTGTTCTTATGATAAAAGAGTATGTAAAGAAGTCACTACGCGCTACAGTGTGCTCGTATGATAACTGTCTCAGACACGCTGATTGTTTAGAGCGTGAATGTTACTTACAAGGAGAGGAATAATGGCTAAGAAAATATTGAAAATATTGAAAATTAAACTTTGGTGCAATTCGACGCAAGACTGGAAGTTGTTTGAAGGATCACAAGAAGAGTTGTTACCTGAACTTAGTAAAAGAAGTATTACACTAGGTTCTAATTCTGAAATAGGTTCTAATTCTAAAATAGGTTCTAATTCTGAAATAGGTTCTGATTCTAGAATAGGTTATAATTCTGAAATAGGTTCTGATTCTAGAATAGGTTATAATTCTGAAATAGGTCATAATTCTGAAATAGGTTATAATTCTGAAATAGGTCATGATTCTGAAATAGGTTCTAATTCTGAAATAGGTTCTAATTCTAAAATAGGTCATAATTCTGAAATAGGCTATGATTCTAAAATAGGTCATAATTCTAAAATAGGTNATAATTCTAAAATAGGTCATAATTCTAAAATAGGTTATAATTCTGAAATAGGTTATAATTCTAAAATAGGTTCTAATTTTAAGGTAGGTTCTAATTCTAAGGTAGGTTCTAATTCTGAAATAGGTCATAATTTTGATGCGTTCGGAAAAGACGCATTTACAGCACTAAATATTCTTCTGCAAACTGGTGTTGTTCTAAATAATAATAATAAAGGAGTATTCTATAAAGCAGTTAGAAAAGACCTAACAGATTTTTATACAGGGAAACATATGTATTCTGTGGGTTCGTCTGGTAGCTTGGACGTACTTAGAGACCAGTCTGTTAATTGTGGAGAGGGCTTCCACTTTGGTAGTTACTGGTACGCAGTTTCGTCTTTAAAAAGACGAGAAGGAGTTATCATATCTGCTGAGATAAATTTAGATGATATTGTCTCAGTTCATAATAACGTGAGAGTTAAGAAATACTCAGACGTGCAAATTATCAATATTAAACGAAGTACTAACTAAAAAGGAGAGTAATCATGACTAGAGAAGAACTATTAAAAGATATCGAAGAGCACCCAGATAACCTTGCTGTGGCATTGAATGACACAGCAGCGGCAATATATAATTTAGCGTCAGCAAACTTCGTTGCTGACCAGAAGAAAGCTGAGTTGTACACCGTGAAGTTCTTAGAGCTTCAGGAAGCTAATAGTAAAGCCCCAACAATAAAGGCTATTGAGGCAGCCATAGCTGAGGATAAAGTCTATAAAGACCTAGAGTTAGGTCTTATAGACCTAACTCATAAACTCGAGATCGTTAAGATCAAAGAGAAGGTAGAGCTAGCTAAAGGAGCTAGTCTCAAGTTACTCGTTAGGCTAATAGAAGCTGACAGTATATTAATTGAGAAAGGAGCACGTTGAGGCTTTAGAAGAGTTAATTATTTCTGAGAAGAATGCTAAAGCTAAAGGAGCAAATTTTATGGAGTACATAGATACTGAAGAAGTTGAAGAGACAGAACCAGAGATAGATAATGAACATCAACAAGGTACGCTCTTTGAGCTGCCTCCAATTCCTGTACCTACGTTCTTGTTTAGGGAACTACGCGAGGATGTTCAGAAGAGGGTAGTTGAAGAGAATATTTATATCAATGTAGACTACGACTGGGGAAACGAAAGAGATTACTTCCATGAAGTCATCTCTGATAGATATGGTATAATATATGATGAGATAGAATACGAAAGTAGTCCATGGAGTGTTGGGTTTACAGGAGCCCTATTGGAGAATCAAGATATATTCTTTGACTACCTGAGGGTCAATACGCACTTAGATGTTTACAAACTCCCAGATGAAGTTTATGAACAGATTAGTAATTCATTATATATTACTAATCAAGGAGGTTTTTTAGACTCGACTGAGTTTGAGGAAACTGCTACGGACAGTTATGGGCGTAGTTGTATTCCTAAATTTATAATAAAGAGAGGGGATGAACACCTAAGTACGTTGACTGTAGATGACATAGAGACTCAGTTTATTTCATTTGTTGAAGAGGCTGAGGATTTTCTAGCTGATNTACTAGAACAGGAGTATAACNACCTCACTAGCTATGAAGAAGTGNAGGATTNNATAGAGTGTGCGGAATACCNATATGATGAAGAGGGTAACGTGGTCTAAGTGAATCATCTAATTAAAGGAGAATAACTTATGTTCAGAAAAAAAGCTGAGTTAAAATATAAAGTTACTAGACAAAGCTTTAAACATGAAGGTAAGGTAGTACTTAGGATAGTAGCTCTCAAGTCGTTTGCAGATGTATGTACAGGCGATGATGGAGGCTGTGTCTCTGGGGAGCACAACCTCTCACAGAAGGGTAATTGTTGGATATATCCTGGAGGAGTAGTTATGGATAACTCCAGAGTATCTGGTAACGCTACTGTGTGGGGAAGTACTGATAAGAACGTGCTCGGTGGAGTCCTAAAGGACAACGCCAAAGCTTGCGGGAATGCTCTAATAGAAGAATCAGGTCTATTAGAGAAGAATGCTAAAGCTAAAGGAGATTCTTTAGTGACTGGTAGAGGTATGATGACTGATAATACCGTTATAGGAGGCAGTGCAACTCTACAGGACGAGGGTGTTATGTGTGATAAAGCTAAAGCCTTCGGAAACGTAGTAATTAAAGGTACTTCTATAATTAAAGGTAACTTCTAAGTTATATGGTGACGTAGTAGTAGAAGATGTCACTGTAGAAGCTACTGGTATGTTCAACTCTATAACAGGCAGATTTACTTTGAAGAAAGAGGGTAAATGATATGGTGAGTTGTTTTAAGCGCGTGGACTATGATCCCGTCAGAGGCAGAATTACTAGAAACACCATTTTAACCATTTTTATTGTATAAGGTATAGTACAGTATGCCTTATGTAATAAAAATGGCTGAAAAGCCATTTTCGACGGTCTGAGGTACTAAATTTAGTAATAATGTAATAGTAAATAATAGAGGAGGAGTAGTTATGAGTGAATTTATTGTACTCAAAGAAGCAATTAGTAAGCAGTTTAGTGTAATGTCTAAGTCAGGCTTATACAGAACAGGAGTAAGCAAGGATGATATGTGGGATATATATCTTAAAAGCTTCCCTGAAGGAACTAATCCAATTTACAAAGAGAACACTGAGCATGATTGTAGTTGCTGTAAACAGTTCATTAGATCATGTGGTAATGTGGTTTCTATTGTTAATAACAAATTAGTTTCTATCTGGGATATAGAAGTAGACAACTTCTATCAAGAAGTTGTTGATACTATGGCTGACCTAGTAAAGTCTCAACCTATTAGTAGTATCTTCTTACATACGGAGAAGAAGCTAGGTACAGACGTTAGTCATGCATTAAGTAAGGGTGACGATGTAGTGACGTACAGTCATTTTTATTTTGAGCTACCTTCAGAGTTTACTAGAAGAGGTGCAGACATAGGGGGTATATTATCACGACGTAGTAGTAACAAGGATGTGCTGAAGAGAGGTCTAGAGGAAATATCTCTTGAAGCCGCTGATACTGTTGTAGAGCTGATCGAGCAAAACTCTCTTTACAGAGGAGCTGAGCATAAAAGTTTTGTTGAAGGCTTTATAAAAGCTAAGATAGAGTATGATACTCTGGAAACTGATGAGGAGAGGAATAATTTCTGTTGGAAGAACTCAACTACTCCAGGAATCAGGAATACAGTAATCGGTACTCTTCTTGTAGACATCTCTAGTGAGGTGGAGTTAGATGACGCTGTTAAGATGTTTGAATCTAAAGTAGCTCCTACTAACTATAAGAGACCAACAGCTCTCATAACTAAAGGTATGATTGCTAAAGCTGAGGAGAAGGTGGAAGAGTTGGGTATAGCTGATTCTCTACAGAGACGGTATGCTGTATTAGAGGATATTACTATTAACAACATTCTTCATGCTAACAGGACTGCTAAAAAGGCTATGAATGTCTTTGATGAGATGAAGGCAGAGGTTCAGGTGGACATCAAGAAGCTTGATAAAGTAGATGAAGTTGATATTAATACTTTTATCAGTGATATTTTACCTAAAGCTGAGTCGCTAGAGGTGCTACTAGAGAACAGACATAGTAATCATATGGTGAGCTTAGTTGCTCCTGAATACCCAGATGCTCCCAACATACTGAAATGGAAGAATAACTTCTCATGGGCGTATAAAGGAGAAGTGACTGATTCTATTAAGGAAAGGGTAAAGAGCGCCGGAGGTAAAGTAGAGGGTGTCCTTAGGATTTCTTTAGCATGGTATAATTATGATGATCTAGACATCCACGTGTACGAACCTGCGGGTGGAGCTCATATTTACTTCAATAATAAGGGTAGCTGGACGACAGGTCAGTTAGATGTTGATATGAATGCGGGTGCTAGAAATTCACGTACACCAGTAGAGAATATAGTATGGACAAATAAGGCAGATATGCTTGAAGGTACTTATGAGGTATTTGTCAAGAATTATAACAAGCGAGAGACTACTGATGTTGGGTTTGAGGTAGAAATTGAGTATGACGGAGTTATTCACAACTTCCACTACGAGAAAGCTGTAGCGAACAATAAGAGCGTAGCTGTCGCTACGTTTGACTTCTCTAAGATAGATGGTTTAAAGTTCTTAAAGTCGCTACCGTCTACTTCAGCTTCCAAAGAAGTGTGGGGATTAAATACTAATAATTTCCAGAAGGTATCAGTAGTTATGAATTCACCAAATCACTGGGATGGTGAGGAAACAGGTAATAAGCACTACTTCTTCATGCTGGAAGGGTGTACTAATAATGGACCAGCTAGAGGATTCTTTAATGAGTTCCTAAATGAAGATTTACGTGAGTATAGGAAGGTGTTTGAAGTACTAGGGTCTAAATTGAAGACAACAAGATCAGATAACCAACTCAGTGGGCTAGGGTTTTCGTCTACGCAGAAGGGTAATAGTGTCCTCTGTAAGGTAGAGG